AGTTTTTAATACCTGTTGAGAGTAATGATAAAGCAATGGTTGCATGGCACATAATAAAGAATCGTTCTGGTGTTACTGGAATGTCATTCTTTGAAGCACACTGGAATCAGATGTCTATGCAGGCGTGCGATGCACCTCCTGTACAAGAGCAAAACATTTCTACAAAAAATAAATAACATGAGTGATTTACAAGACAAAAGACAAAGAGCAACAAAAGAACTTCTAGAAAAGCACGCCCCTTATCTAGACGCTAATGGAATTAAAGCAAACCAGTTTGTATTAAAACCTGAGTACCCAAGTAAAGCATTAGGTGGCACAAGATGCGTAAGCATGTTTGCCAGCGAGCTAAATAAAAAAACAGATTTGTATATCTGTCTGACCAATTTTGATTTTGAAGCTTTAGATGATAATCTATATCTATACAAGCACAATCCTCACTGGAAAGAAGAGTATGCAACCAATCAGTTTATTGAAAAGATTCAAGACTATACGTATAACGTTCCGACAGAACTTATGCAAAGAGTTGAAACCACAGTAAAAGCTTCAACACAGCAAAAACTTGAGCTAGATGTTCAGTTTATTGATACTGATCAAGATGCTATGATGGAGTCTCTTACTATTAGAGATCTTGCTGCCATCATGATGAAAGCCCCTCTAAGTAAGAAGACATGGTTAAATACTATGATTGATCAAGCAAGAACAAATTATAAATAATATATGGCACATTCAATTTTAGTAGTAGCAGAGTCCGGTAGTGGTAAGTCTACTTCAATCAGAGATTTAAATCCTGAAGAAACGTTTGTAATCAACATTGCAAATAAACCTCTTCCTTTTAAAGGATGGAGAAGCAAGTACAAGAACATTGATGTTCAAGTACAAGATGGTACTCCAAGGTTTTCCATTAAGAGTGGTAATATGATTACCGGAAGAACTGCACCGTTTATTCTTAAAGTTCTTACTGAGATTAACGCAGAGCGTCCTGAAATTAAAAACATCATTATTGATGATTTTCAGTACATGTCAGCGTTTGAGTACTTTGACAGAGCTAATGAGAAAGGCTATGATAAGTTTACACAGATTGCGCTGAACCTTGCTATGGTTGCAAGAAAACCTCAGACAATGCGTGATGACTTATATGTTTTCTTTCTTACACACTCTGAAGAATCTACAGATGTTAATGGTAATCGCAGAATCAAAGCCAAAACGGTTGGCAAGATGATCGATAATGCTCTTACACTGGAGGGTCTTTATTCAATTGTATTGTTTGGTAAAGTTGTAAAGTTAGAAGATGGTACTATCAAGTATGTCTTTGAAACTAGAAACAATGGTGAGAACACATGCAAGTCTCCTGATGGAATGTTCGTAGAAAAATATATAGAAAATAGTCTGCAAGTGGTAAAAGATGCCATTGTAGCTTATGAAAATGATTAACTTTAACCTTTAATTTGTAATATGTCACTATCAACCAAAACCGTTCAGATCTCGGCAGCTAAAACAGGCCCACTTGTAAAGCCGGGTAATCATGTATTGAAAATCAATAAGATTTCTTTGGAGAAACCTTTGTACCAACACGATGGTCTTCAGTACTTTCTAGTTCTTGATGTAGAAACACAGCCTGTTGATGATCCTAACTTCACAGCTTTTAAGGATGCTAATGGTAAACCTTATGCTGGTCAGATTGGTAAGATCAAATACAATCGTTATGCATTTAAAGATGCTACTTTGACAAACGGCACTGTTATTACCCTTGTAGGAACAGTAATGGAAAGCATTGTACGTCTAGCAACTGCAATGGGTCAGCGCGATGTTGTAGATAACATTGAAGAAAATACCATTGAAGATCTTGTTATGAGCGTTTCTGCAGCCCTTTGTCCAACAGCTTACATGAGCTTTTGTGTAGCTGGTAAAGAGTATGAGAATAAGCAAGGTTATACAAACTATGATTTGTTCTTGCCTAAAGGTTCAAAAGATGGATATGCTTTTGGTCCTGTAAACTCTGATAAAGTTGCAATCTTTAACGAAGCTGATCACATCATTAAGAACGAGCGTAAAGAGCAACCAATTGATGGTTTTGCTAGTACGTTAGATGCTTATTAAGCATTTGGATTTTTAACTTAAAGGGGGTACTTTGGTGCCCCCTTTATTTTTTTAACTAAGTATGATTAGTACAAAGCTTCTTGTTGGTAGCTCAGCAGAGGTTCCATCCGCATGGGGCTTTCAGTATTATTTGAAGCTTTCACAACCACTGTCTTCTGACGGATTAAAAATGCACTCCGTTTTTCGTAAAGAGAAGACTCCATCAATGTATATATACTATAACGACGCTAAAGGAGACTGGTACTACAAAGATTTTAGTAGTGGTAACGGTGGTAACTTAATGCAGTTAGTACAAGATCTGTTTAATCTTAGCTTTTCACAAGCAAGTCTTAAGGTTCTTAGAGACTATAATGACTTTGTTATGAGTCATGGAGAATTTAAGGTAGAACAGTTTAAATCGGGTACTAAATACAGGGTTACATCCTTTGAAAAGCGACAGTGGTTTACACAAGATAAAGAATACTGGGTTCCTTATGGAATAGGTTCTGATCTATTAGAGAAGTATAATGTACAACCTCTCCGGGAGTACACTATGAGTAAAGAAGATGATGAAATCAACATCAAGCATTCTAACTTATATGGTTTCTTTAGATCTGACGGAACTCTCTATAAAATCTACCAACCAAAACTTATTAAGAAAAAGTTTATTAAAGTTGCAGACTATACTCAAGGTGTGGATCAGCTTCAGTTTAATAAGCCATATTTAGTTATATGCTCATCTTTAAAAGATGCAATGTGTATGCTACTTATGGGCTTTAATATTGAAGTTATTGCTCCTGACAGTGAGAATAGTATTATAAAACCCAGCGTTATAAATCTTATGAAAGATAAATATGAGAAGATCATAACAATCTTTGATAATGATGAAGCCGGTATGCTCGCAGTAAATAAATATCAGGAGATATATGGAATTCCAGGAGCTATCTTAGATATGGAAAAAGACATAGCTGATTCTGTATATGTACACAAAATCAAGGAAGTAAAGAAAAAACTTATACCTATCTTAGAGGAAACTTTAAGTAAGTATAAAAAATGAAGACTTGGTTTATACCCGGCAATGTACCTAGTAGTAAAAACAGTCGTCAATGGACTGGTAAATTTTTTATTGCTAGTAAAACAACACAGAAATACAGAAAAGACAGCGAGCAACACTGGATTGCAGCAAAAGACAGTTTTTTAGAATCAGTTAAAGATCTTCCTAAACCATATCATATTGCTTTTGAGTTTATCAGAGGTAGTAAACATAAGTTTGACTATATCAATCCTTTACAAACTGTACAGGATGAAATGGTTAAATATGGTTGGATAGAAGATGATAACGCTGATATTTTGCTTCCTATGGTTCTTCCTTATAAATATGATAAGGAAAAGCCTGGAGTTATCATACACGTCATTAAACTATACAATGAAAAAGATCAATGAAGAAAGCTTAGCAAAAGGTATTAAAGATTTGATGTTAGAAGAGCCCTTTTATGGGCTCTTTTTAATTGGTCTAAACAAGACCTGGTCTACAATTGTACCTACAGCAGGGGTTTCTAAAAACAAAATTGGAGTACAGCTTACTATCAATGAAAATTTTTGGGAACCTCTACCTAAAGAACACAAACAAGGTATCTTAAAACATGAGATACTACACATTGCATTTGGACATCTTACTCTGAGACATAAGTATCTAGATCCTAAACTTTTTAATATAGCAGCAGATATAGAGATAAATCAATATATCAGAAAAGATTACTTACCAGACTTTGCTCTGTATCCTGAAACATTTCCTGAACTAAATCTTCCTCCTAGAGCCGGTACTGATGTTTATTATAAGTTGTTAGAAGATGCCAAGAACAATGGACAGTCTGAAACTTTGAATAATATCTTAAACCAAATAGAAGAAGAGAACAGTGTTTATGATCACTCTACTTGGTCTGATTTTGAAGATCTAGATGAAGCTGAAAAAAAGCTTATTGAAAAGCAAATAGAACATCAACTTAAGTCAGCTGCTGAAGAAACTCAAAAGAAACAAGGTAACATACCTGGTGAGCTTTCTGAGCTTATTAGAAAGCTTTTTGAAGTTGAACCAGCAAAGTTTGATTGGAGAACATACCTAAGGAGATTTGTAGGAAATAGCAATGTTGTATATACTAAAAAGCTTAGGAGAAAGTATAACAAACGTTATATGGAAAATCCAGGGCTAAAGATCAAGTTTAAGAATCATGTTCTAGTTGCAATTGATACATCCGGATCAGTTTCTAGTGAAGAACTTAAAGAATTCTTAAGTGAGATACATCATATACACAGGACCGGTAATAAAGTAAGTATTGTACAGTGTGATACTCGACTATATGCGCCTGAGCCGTTTAATCCTAATAAAGATTTTAAGATAAAAGGTAGAGGAGGTACAAACTTCCAACCTGTTATTGATCATTATAACGAAAATTCAAGAAAGTATACAAATCTTATATATCTAACAGACGGTGAGTGCAGCGCTCCACGTAACGCACCTAAAAAACTTCTGTGGGTATTATCCAGCCGTTCTCAAGAAACGGATCATTTACCTGGTTACACTATCAAACTTAACTAATTATGGCACAAGTAAATCTTAACATCAACGAACTCAAGTCTTTTTTAAACCACATCATTAACAATAACAGAGTTATCCAAGAAAAGGGTAAAAATCCTGTTGCCGTAGAAGTTGTTGGTGATTCTGGTATTGGTAAGACTTCTACTATTATTCAGATTGCTCAAGAGCACAATCTAGATTTTGTAAAGCTAAACTTAGCGCAAATCGAGGAGCTAGGCGACCTTGTTGGTTTTCCTGTAAAGCAATTTCAAGTTGCTAAGAAAATTAATACAGAAGAAGCTCTTGCATTTAATGCAACAACTGCCCGCTCTATTAGTCAACTTGAGTCTTTAGCTACTACAAGTAGCGGTCAAAATTATCAAGTTGCATGGATTGATGAGATGGCAGTACAGGAGTACATTAAAGCAAACTATGTCATGACAGGTAAAAAAAGAATGTCTTATGCTGCTCCTGAATGGATTGCTGATAAAAAGAAAGGTGGTATTCTTCTTCTTGATGACTGGAATCGTGCTGACGTGCGTTTTATTCAAGCTATCATGGAGTTGATTGATCGTCAATCTTACATCTCTTGGAGTCTTCCTAAAGACTGGCATATTGTACTAACAAGTAACCCTGATAATGGTGATTACATGGTTAACAGTATTGACAGTGCACAAAAAACTCGTTTTATTACTGCAAACTTAAAGTATGACATTGACGTATGGGCTAAGTGGGCAGAAGAAGCAGAGATTGATACTCGTTGTATCAACTTTTTGCTTATGCATCCAGAGCTTGTAACGCAAGAAACAAATGCTCGTAGCATTACTACTTTCTTTAACTCTATTTCAAGTATTGACAACTTTGAAGATAGCCTTCCACTAATCCAAATGATTGGTGAAGGTTCTGTCGGTCAAGAGTTTGCTTCATTGTTTACAATGTTTATCAATAACCGTCTTGATAAAATGATGTCACCTAAAGATATCCTTTTAACAGCCGATGATGATAAAGTAATTAGTTCTCTTAAAAACAGTATTAGTAAAGACTCAGATTACAGAGCTGATATTGCAGCAACACAAGCAACTCGTATTGCTAACTACAGTCTATACTATGCTAAAGACAACCGAATTGACGATAAGATTATAAGCAGACTTTCTAAACTAATTGTTCATGAAATGTTTACTGATGATCTTAAATATCTTATGGTTAGAGAAGTTGTTAATGGTAACAAAACAAAGTTTCAAAAACTTCTTATGAATCCCACAGTTCTTAAGTATACCGCTAAGTAATGAAAGACGTATTTCAGCCTATTCCTAGTGCTGTAGAAACCTTATGGGGCTCTTTTTTAAAGAGCCCTGTAAGTGTTTCAGTAGGCGCTAGTCAAGATTATAAAACAGCTCATTTTGTAGATTTTACGTTTTATGAAAATTTATACGATAAAATAACTGAAGAAACAGTAAATACTACAACTTCTGGGGATAAGTATTTCTTTTTACCTGGTGCTTCTTATTCTCAAGCAAGAATTAAAGAACTATGTAAACAATCTAAAATTGTAATAACTAATAACATTGAAGATGCAAATGTTATAGTATCAAATAAAGATTGTTTTGTTTCTGTCCGTTATTCTCCTGAAGATATAAAAAGCTATCATATCGGATATGAAGATGTTTTTGCTTTAGTAGATTCAGGAAACGGTATAAAACAATTAAGAAAAAAAACAAGCTGGAGAGAAGATACTGTTGAACCTTCTTACAGAAGTATAGTAACACCATTAATGCTTATTGCTGCTTATCATATAGAGAACACCGGCAAGTGTGTAATGAGTTTTGATACGTTTGTTAAAAATTCTAGTTCTCAAGTTATTGTACCTATAACTGAGGAAATGGTAGAAACCATTTCACAAATGATTTATTCCGGTAATACTGATGACAAAAAGCTTGCAGCAAATCTTTTAGTAAATATAGATACAAGAAAGAATAAGCATTTTCTCTGGCGACTTTTTAAAAAAACTAGTCCTTATTTACCAAGTATAGATAATAAGAATAAAGATTTTAAACAATGGATTGAAAGTTCAGATTATAACAAGATTAATGATATAAAAGCTGAATACATGATTAAAATTCTTGAAAAAGAAAAAACTTTAACGTATGATGAGTTTGTTTACTTAGAAAAATTTGCAAGACAAGAGGTACAAATCTATCATAGATCAATGTATTCTTTTGAAGTAAAGCTTATACCTGAATGGCGTGAGTTATTAGAAACATTAAAAAAAGAAAAAGATGAGTCCTACGTACAAAATTTGCAAAACAATACGATTTGACAAGTCAAATCCATTTAGAGAACCTGAAGTATTTAATAGTATAGAGATTGACAATAAAGAAAGTAATTATAGCAAATTAATTACAGAACTTTATACCTCATTATTACAAGGAACTATTGATGAAAGTAAAGACTTAAAACTATATACTCACCCTGGTAGTATTATTACTAGGGATATGTGGATTAGCTTAAAGGAAAACACAAAAATCAGAAAAACATTAAACAAAAAAAATGCTGATCTTTTTGCAATGTCTTTTAAGACTTTTAGGAAGCATATAAAAGATGTAGATTCTTTTACTATACCATCTGAAGAGTTTATTGAAAACGTTAGTTTTTTTAAAGACTTTAAAGAATTTTGTGTAATAACAAAAATGACTTTTCGAGATTTTGAAATTGACAATGATGCAAAGCTTGTTAAAGCTATGCACTTATTTGAAAAGTGTAAATTTTATATTGATACTTTAATAAGTAATACACGTTATGTTGATAAGGTAAACTACATAGGTTGGAAAAGTTATAAATCTTATGAATTTCTTAAAGCTGAAGATGATTATTTATATAAAGCTATTTGTGGTGCAATACTAGAACAAGGTTTACATAACCCAAATAGAAAAAGCACAAGAGACACCATCATATTATTATATACTAATGAATCATTTAATGAAATAGGCCACTTTATATCTAATAAAGACAAATACATTAATGAAAACAACGTTAAAAAAAGAATACAAAGTGATTTAGCAGTAATTGATCAAGATATGTATAAAAATATACTATCTATGATTAAGAGTAGTGATTCTTCTAATGGTATTTTAGCAGTAAGTATTTTATCTTCAGTTAATGTAACGCAATCATTTGGGTATATAACTCTTATAATGTACCAATGCATAAATATTTTTAGCAATCATAGAGAATGGTTTACATCTTCTAATGCTAAAAGCTTCTTAACGCAGTACAATACATTATGTGATGGTCATATGTCAAAAGAATTTAAAAGTAATATATGGTTAGGAAATTCTTTTTCTGGTAGTTCTTTACCTAAACGAATAGAGGAACCTAAAATATTAATGGAACTTATTAAAAGATCAAACCAGAATTCTGTAGAAATCTTAAGTATTATTAAAGAGATAATGCTAAATGACTTTAAGAATTTTATATCAAGAAGTTGGATGCATAATATTATTAACTTAGAAGCACTTTGTACATCATTTGATTTTAAAGAAGACTTTAAGCAACAGGGGGTTGTATAAACCCCCTTTTAAAAAACTTACCATGACAGAGCAAGAAAAAATATTTTACGACAACAAGTTCTACTTCAGCTACAGTGGGCTAAGTAAACTTCTTTATGACCCTAAGCTGTTTTACAGCTATTACATTCTCAACGAAAGAGAAGAAAAAACAGAAGCACACCTTATTGAAGGTCGTGTGTTACACTGTTTAATCCTTCAACCTGAAGATTTTGAGAATCAGTTTGCAGTAATGCCTAATGACATTCCTACAGCAAACACTAAAAATATTATAGATAACCTTTACAAGGTTAGAGACGAAAGAACCGACATCAACGATTATACTGATCAGATTCTTGCTTTACTTCAAATGGCAAATCTTCACCAGAGCTTGAAGACAGATCAGCAAAGACTTGATAAAATCTTAACTCCAGATGCAATTGCTTACTGGAACTATATAGTTTCATCACAAGGCAAAACAGTTATTGACAGCATTACCTATGACAGAATGGTAGAAGCTAAAGACTCTATGCTAAAGGATGAGCGCATGAAAAAGATGTTTAGTGATGTCCATGCTTCAGAAAATGGATTAATTGTGTTTAGTGAAAAGCTTTTACAGTACGATTTACAGAGGTACAAGTTTGGTCTTAAGGGTATAGTTGATAGAATCGTTATCGATCCTAAAAATGCGCTTATTGATGTTATTGATGTAAAGACCTCAAATAAAGCACATTCTGAATTTATTGATACAATTGAGTATTACAGGTACTGGTTACAAGCTACCATCTATACTCTCTTAGTTGTTAGATATGTTTCTGATAATAAAATCATTCCGGAAGAAATGATTAACAACATAAAAGTATCTTTTAAGTTTGTAGTGTACGACAAGTTAAAGAATACCTGTATATTTGAGCTATCTGAGCAAACCTTAAACGAGTGGTACTCTAGAATGGAAGCAAGTCTACAAGTAGCAGACTATCACTATTCTAACAACAAGTACAACGCTCCAAAAGACTTTGACTTGGGTATAGTACAGATATAATGAGGAAGCTCTATAAGGACTATTTTCAAAAAAGCAAAGTCTTTTTGTATCCTATATTAGGATTACAAAGAGGCATATCAACAGTGCCGTCAGGTACATACATTGCTTGGGAAAAACTCATAGAGCCTGCAGATCAGAAACTCATTATTACGTATAACTGTATAAATCACGAAGAGTATCCAGACTTTAAAAAGAATGTATTACTACAACATGATTTTCTTATAGATATACGCATAGGAGAAAATGATGAGCACATATATGTCTTTGACTTGTTAGCTATCGGCGCTGATTATCAATCATTTCTACAAGGTAGGTATTCTATGATATCAGATGAAGTGAAGGAATTAATCCTTACCTTCTTTGATGGAGATAAAAAAACCTTAGAGTTTGTAGAAAGTTATCTTTTTCCAGAAGATTATTTTGATGATTACTCAAAATTGCTTAACGTTGATATAGAATTGCTTAAGAGCGTGGGGGAGTTGTGTGCTCCCCCCGATCTTATTAAAGAAACACTTAAAACCACAATAAAAAAACCATGACACAAGCAAACGGCAGCATGATGCTGATTCACTCAAACTTCGGTAACGCTAAGTCTTTTAGACTCATTCCAGTTACAACAGCATGTCCTTATGTAGAAGTACTCTTTGATCCAGAGACAGGAACACTTGTACCAGTACTTAACGTAATCAAGCAAGCATACCACATGCTTCCAAAACTTGATGACAACGGTGATGTAATGCGCATAAAACTTGGAGGTAGAGATAATGGTAAAGACTACAAAGAAGAGCGCCGTCTAGTAGAAACCTTTACAGAGTTTTATCTTGCTGAAGAAAGCAGCATTGAAGAATTTATCAAGTACTTTGCAATCAACCACCACTCATTTGATTGGAAGTCTTTTATGCCTGCAACTGAACAAGCTCATAAGCCTATAATCACTATGTAATGAAGCAACACTGGGTCATGGACTATGAGACCCTTGTTGATTGTTTCGTTGGTGTTTTTGAAGCAACCAATTCTGATGATCGCAAGATCTTCATATGTTCAAAGCAACAGAATGATATCTCCGGTATTATTGAATTTCTAAAGCAGAATTCAGAAGACCGGTCATTTCATTTTTCTTTTAATGGTTTAGCTTTTGATGCCCAGGTTAGTGAGTTTATACTTAAGAACTCATCTACATTACTAAATGATTCTGAACCGGCTACTAAGATTTATGAGTTTGTACAAAACAAGCTTATAAGTGCTGAAAAGTCGCAATTTGGACCTAGATTACCTTATGCTAGCTGGGAATTAAGTATTCCTCAGGTAGATCTTTATAAGCTTAATCACTGGGATAATCCTGCAAAGTCATCTTCTCTTAAGTGGATACAGTGCAGTATGGATTGGGAGAATGTCCAAGAGATGCCTCTTAATCATACTACACATATAGAAACTCAGGAGCAGCTTGACATGATTGTATCATATTGTATAAATGATGTAAGGTCTACAAAGAAGATACTTGATTTAAGTCGTGAGCAGATAAACCTAAGAATAGCTCTTACTAAAGAGTATGGGATTGATCTATACAGCGCTAGTGAACCAAGAATAAGTAAAGAACTCTTTGCTTATTTCTTGACTAATAGACTAGACATTGATAAGAGAGATCTTAAGCAGCTTAGAACAAGACGTACTCAAATTGTAGTAAAGGATATCATACTCCCTTATATACATTTTAAGACGCCGCAGCTTGCAAGGATTCTAGAGGAGTTTAAGAAGATTGTTATTAATCCTAATGAAACTAAAGGAAGCCTAAAGCTTTCTATGAAGGATCGTGGAGTAAAAACAGACTTTGGTCTAGGTGGTGTGCACGGTGCTGCAGACAGTGGAGTATACAAATCAGATGAAGACACTATAATCATGTCTTCAGATGTTACTTCTTTCTATCCCAATCTAGCTATTCGTAACAAGTGGTCTCCTGGTCACTTAGATGCTCAAGCTTTTTGTGAACTGTATGAATGGTTCTTTGAAGAAAGAAAGAAAATACCCAAAAAAGATCCTAAGAACTACGTCTATAAAATTATTCTCAACTCGACTTACGGTTTGAGTAATGATGAAAACAGTTTTCTATACGATCCAGAGTTTACTATGAGGATTACTATTAATGGTCAACTTAGTCTAATGCTTCTTTATGAAATGATTATAGAAGCAATACCTGATGCAAAACCATTAATGCAAAACACTGACGGTCTTGAAACTATAATACCAAGAGACAAAGTAGATACTTATATGGACGTATGTTCTCAATGGGAACAGCTTACTAGTCTTCAGCTTGAACATGAAACTTATCAAAAGTTAGTGCTAGCTGATGTAAATAACTATATTGCTGTTACTGAGTTTAAAGAACTTCCAGACAAAGACTCTTGGTTAGGTTTACAAAAAGCCGTTCCATATTATCTATATAAGATATCTGCAGGGCGTTTTATGTATGCCGCAACAAAGTGTAAAGGTAGATTTGAGTTTACAGGACTTGCTCTTCACAAGAACAAGTCAAACTTAGTTATACCTAAAGCTTTGTTTGAGTACTTTGTTAAAGGTACTCCGGTTGAACAATATCTCATGCATAATCATAATATTCTAGATTATTGCATGGTAACTCGTTCACGCGGCGACTGGTACTTTGCAGAGTCTTGTATTGTAGATGGAGTATTTCTACAAAATAAACTGCAACACGTTATCAGATACTATGTATCTCATAAAGGTTGCAAGATTATTAAGTACAACTCTATTGATGGTAGAGAAACTAAATCCGAAGCTGGTCCTTATCTACAAACGGTATACAATGAAATTAAAGATAGACCTTTTGAAGAATACGGTGTAAACATCGCATACTACTTAAGAGCTATAGAGAGTGAGATTGATAATATTCAAAAAACTCATGTACAATTAAACTTGTTTTTATGAAAACTACACCAGACGTAACAAAAAATTATCTAATTGGGGCTCCATTGCCCCAACACGGTGGAAGATACAGTGTAATTCCACACGGTGACGTTATTAGAAAAGTCACAAAGAGTATTGAACAAAACGGATTTGAGATCGAGAGAGAGCTTTATCGTAGTAGCATGGATGCACAAGTTGCAACAGGAATCTACCACATAAAGTCTTCTCTTGATAATGAGATGTCAATGATGTTTGCATGGGTAAACAGCTACAACAAAACTAGAAGATTTCGTTGCGCTGTAGGATCTTATGTATCTGTATGCATGAACGGAATGATCTCCGGGGATCTAAAGTCATATGGCAGAAAACATATGGGAAGTGCTGACGTAGAATATAGTCAAGTTATTTTTGACCAGCTGTCTCAGCTTAGTACTCACCATAAGAATCTTGTTAATGACAAGAACGCAATGAAAGAGATCACAGTATCTAAAAAGCGTCAGGCAGAGCTCTTAGGTCAGCTTTTTATTAATGAGAACATTCTGACATCTACCCAGCTTTCAGAAGTTAAACAAGAGATGGAAAATCCAACTTTTGATTACGGAACTCCAGACGACAACTTGTGGACTCTTTACAACCACGTAACTCATGCAGTAAAGAGCACTCACCCAAGTCTTTGGATTGACCGTCTAAGAGATGTGCATACTTTCTTTACACAAGAGTACTCATCTTATATGAGACCTACATCTTCTGATTTTGTTCCTGAAAAAGGAGTATTTGCTTTATAATTAAGGGGGAGTACATCTCCCCCTTTTTTAATAACTTTGTGATTATGAGTAAACTAAACAATCACGGAAGACCGCTTTTTGCTTTACTTAGAGAAGAAGATCATCTTCTTAAAACAGCAAACAGTATAGGTTGGATAGAATGGGCACCAGATGGAACATTTAAAAGTTTAAAACCAGAAATAGCTTTAGGACTAAGCTTAATACTTGATCCTAACAGACTTTCTTTTACCTGGTTAACAACGACAGTTGAAGAAATTGTAGAACAAACTGATGAATACATTAAATTCAGAACCACCAATAGCAACTATACGCTACATTATGGAACAGCAGAAAAGCAAATTCACAGCACCGAAGAAGAAGATAACTCTTAAAAAGCTTCTTATCGAAATTAAGTATACTATTCTTTTTTGGAAAGGTAGATCCAAAGGAATGATACATACTCGTAATCTTAAGTTATCTGATATCAGATACATATTTTTCCCTAAAGACTTTACAGAAAAGTATGGATATCTTGGAGCTACAATTCCTTCTAGCGGAGAACTATTTCAAGCACTTTACCCTCTTGTTCTTGCGTTAGACTTTCAAGCAAAGCCCAGCTGGTGTCCAAGATGGTTTCTTCGTTTTCTGCATGTGTTTGGAAATGATAAATCAATAGTAAGAGTACGTAACTTTAGACTGCATCTTCTTTTTAGAAAGATTACACAAGGAGTTGTATTCTGGGATTGGAAAACTAAATGGTACAGTTACGATTTAAGAATCAGTGTATCAGGTGCGAGACATCTTCAAAATCTTGCAAGCGCAATTGAGCACGACTTCTTTAAAAGAGGTTATACTGAAGAGCTTAAAAGTAAGATAAAGAAGTTAGATCCTGAAGCAAAGATTATAATGACTGATATCAAAAGCCTAGAAAGAATGTTAAACAATTTAGAAGAAAAAAATGAACAATAAAGTAGAGCTTCTAGGATACTACGGTAGTGATGAAGTAATTGCGCAGTCTGCTTGGACTTCTACAAGTAGGGAACTTACTGAGGAAAAAAGAAAAAGAATTCCAGCACTAATTAATATGCTTTGGTCAGAAGGACATGAAACTCCTTTTGAAAAAGGTAATGTGCACTTCTTAGTTACTTGTGATATTGCTAGTCATATTCATCTTCTAAAACACAGAATTGCTAGCATTAATGCAGAGTCAGCTAGGTATAAAGAACTTAAGGAGGATAAGACCTACTTGCCTGAAGATTGGAAAGGTATCATTCTTAAGTCTCAACTTGAGATTGGAGGTCCTCAAAATAAAATGATTGACTGGTATGAAAGATTAGACAGCTTTACTCAAGAAGCTAATCAACTATATCATGAAGCTGTAGAAGAACTTACTCCAGTTCTCGGAAGAAAGCGGGCTAAAGAATCAGCTAGATTCTTTAAAACCTACAACTCTCAGATCACTGCAGACGTACAGTTTAACATGAGGTCTTTTGCAAACTTTCTTAAACTTCGTGCTTCAGATCATGCACAGGTAGAGATTAAAGATATCGCCTGGAAAATGTTTAACTTGGTTGCTGCTATTGAAGAGCAGCCTTTTAAAGAAACACTTAAGCTAATTAAACCATGATGGTCACAGGTAGCGAACCCATTACACATAAAAACAGATATGGTGACGTCTACACCTTTACTGAAGATGAAGACGGCAACATTCTATGGGAGGGTCCATTTCTATACTGTAGAAATGGTTTTCCTAATGACTATACAAAAGCTTATGATGCTTATGTAAATGATCTTGATGGTCAACAAGCAATGAATATATCAGACTTTATCAAAGAAGTAACTCGTTATGATTCAGATAACGGTGGTTATACAGATATTGGTAAAAAATACAGCAAGGAAATAACTACGTTGTTTGAACTTATAACAATGGTTGATCCTTCCGGAGGACCCTACATTGCTCGTGGTCACAGCACTCATCTTATAAGCAAGACTTTTAAGAAAGGTACTGTTGATCAGTTTATTAGTATTGACACGGGATACAAAATAATTATATCAAGATGAGTGAAGAAAACAAAGAACAAGCTCTTCGCTATAATGAAGGAAAGATCAAATGGTCTCTAGTAGATTTTAAATCTTTAGAGGGTATGGTAAGAGTTCTAGAAATGGGCGCCAAAAAGTATGACGCGCATAACTGGAAGAAAGGAATGCCTGTAAGCCAAGTCTCAGAATCTCTTATGAGACACTTGTACGCTTTTCTAAACGGTGAAGATCACGATAAAGAAAGCGGTTTACATCACATCTCACATGTAATGTGTAACGCTATGTTCTTAGAATACATATTAAGAGAGAAACCTGAATTTGACGATCGCTATGGTAAACCATAATACATACATGAAGGTTGCTCACGTATTTGCTGAAAACTCTTATTGTAAAAGAGCTCAAGTCGGTGCGTTAATTGTAAAAGACGGTAATGTAATAGCTTTTGGTTACAACGGTACACCTAAAGGTTGGAACAATTGCTGTGAAGATGAGAATAATGTAACAAAACCTGAAGTATTACATGCTGAAAGTAATGCTATTACTAAATGCTCAGCATCTCCAAATAGTTCTTCAGGTGCAGATCTTTATTGTACTCATGCACCCTGTATAGAATGCTCTAAGCTGATTATACAATCAGGTATAAAGAGAGTGTACTATGATATCATGTATCGTAATGATGATGGTATAAAGCTTCTTATTAAAAACAACATCCCAGTAGAACAAATAGCACCATGACCCAAGTACAATACATTATAATTATGTCCTTTTTATCTTTTGTTACTCTTTTATCAGTAGTTCTTTTTGTCCTTTTAAATCTTAGATCATACTATATAAAAAAGTATGATGTAAAAAATATTGGAAAAAGAGATCAAGTAGGAGATCAACAATGGAAAGACGAACAAAGACCTTACATTAAAGAACACAAAACATATGGCAAAACTCCACACAAAGGGCCGTACAACCGTAAGAGTAGTTATAGACCCGGACGGAACACGAACACTAATGTACAAGGACCAAAAGACAAATAAACCTGTTATCATCAAGCTAGACGATAACTACCATGTCTTTGGTAAACAACCTTTTTAAAGGTAATCTTCGTTGATAATGTCAATGTCAACAGCGATGAACCCCAATGCTATCTCAATCGTATCAAAGGGGTCATCTTCTGTTGCTTCAAATACTTGCCATCCAAACATGAACTTCACATGTGGCCAGTAGAGTTTTATTACTATTCTCCAGTTATTCATAAGTTTAATCTCTAAAGGTCTCGTACACTTTTAGTACAGGTTCAACAATTGGATGTCTATGATTCTGCTTTAATATACAGATTCTTACACCTTGAACTTGTTCTTCTACTCTTGTTAGAAAAGAGAAGCCGGTTTGTCTACGATCCTTTAAGTCTATCTGACTAAGATCACCACAGATTGCTATCTTACTGTTGATACCCAATCTGCCGAGAACCATCTCCATTTGAGAATGAGTCACGTTTTGAGCTTCGTCAACTATAACAAAAGCATTTACAAATGTTCTACCACGCATGAAAGCGAAAGGTAGAATCTCAATGTTACCTTCTTCTACTTCCTTGTCGATTTTTGCTTTGTCGTAGAGGAGGTAGAGGTTGTGGTAGATTGGTGCAAGCCAGGGGTCCATTTTCTCTTTGATATCTCCTGGGAGGAATCCGATATCTTCTTTAGCCACTGTTGGTCGCGTGATGATAATTTTCTCGACTTGCTTGGTAAATAAGAGATCAAGAGCAGTTTGAACAGCCACCAGCGTCTTTCCACTTCCTGCCATACCTCTAAGAACGGTAACAGGATTTGAAAGCATAATTTCTTTAGCTGACTTCTGTTCTTCATTTAAACTGATGTTAAACTTGATAGGATTTTTTGGTCTTCTTTTAGACAAGAAGACTTCATCGTTATGGTTTTTCTGCATTGGAAGAGTTATTATCGGAAAGTCTTTTAAGAATATCTAAGTTAGATGATAGAACCTTACTAACCTTGTTAGTTACTCTAGATTGTATTTTACCTGCGATTCTTTTTTTAATAGACTTTGCCATTACCTTCCTTGTCCTCTATAGGACTTCTTATAGTTAGTAGCATTTTTACTTGAAGACACCTTAGTTTTAGCATGTACGCCTGGACGAGTTGTCTTTGGTGCCTTTTTAAAAGTAGACACTTGAACTTTTGGAGACTTTGCTGCCATGATGATTTTATTAGTGGTGAGACAATGTGATTAGAAGAGCTGCGTACAGTTTACGCAGCACTCTTCTAATCTTTACTTTTTGCTTTTTACTAAGCGATATCATTAGACTCTATAAGAGTGTATGTGTAATACTTAAAGCCTGCTTTGTTAGACTTTCTAGCTATTGTCATAAACTCTTCAAAATCTGCTGCACGCTTAAATACTTGACATCCTTCAGACCAGTTTTCTACAAACGTAGAATCAACACCGGCCTTGTGAATATTGATACCAAAAATTCCAGATTGAGTTTTAGCCTCATCATAAGTCATATCTCTGTTAGCATCGCGGTAAACAGTTACATTACGTGCTTGCTTAAGAGCTTCATACTTACCTTGGTGAAGACCTAAAGCATGTGACTCAATATATTGACCAGGCACCAAACGTGCTACACCAGCCGCGTTATGATACTCTTTAACTCCCTTAGTTCCGGGATCTGTAGTATTCATCCACTCTTTATAGAACCATTCACCATTCTCTTTCCAAGAAACAGTAATTCTATCATCAAAAGCATTAGTTACTTTCTTACCAGTATCAGAATTTCTTACACCAACAATATTAAGATGTAAGTCTTTCTCTTCAAACCACTTATACCCTTTAGCTTTAACCGCAGCTTCAATCTTATCCTTGCTGTATTTAACAGCAACAGGTGCAGCAGCTTTTGCAGGAGCTTTTGCAGGAGCTGCCGTAGCAGTAATGCCAAGCTTAGCAAGAGTACCAGGACCCACAATACCATCAGCAGTTAGTCCATTCTTCTTTTGAAACTCTTTAACAGCTTCTTCAGTCTTAGGACCAAACTTTCCTACAGGATCAACTCCAAGTTTTACTTGGATTTGACGGATAACTTCTCCTTGATCTCCTTTTTTGTAAACAGCCATGACTTATATTTTATAATTAACCTTCTTCTTCTTCAGTTTTATCTTTCTTACCGAAGATTTTTCCAGCTTCAGCAATTCCAAAAGAACCGAGAACGATAATAACAAAAGAGTTAAAAATGGTATCGCTGATTACAAGTTGATTACCCATAATACCGGTTACCACGTCTGCAATAGCAGTAATGCTCATTACAGCAAATGACAAGAAGCCAACAATAGTCTTCTCATTCCAGTCATTGTCATCTTTAAAGATGCTCCAGAAGTTTTTCATAATTAGAATTTTATATGATTTAAAGTGTTGGCTTCATATAAAATATACGAAATTTAGTCTAGTGCATCAACTAAAGCTTTCTTTACCGCGACAGAAAACTCCGTTCTCTCAAAAGGAAGGTTATCATCCTGAAGTTGCATTAGTGTTGCAGCAACGTTTGTGTTAGCTTTTCCAACACCATGATAGACCTTAGATTCAAAAGTGATATCTACTTCTACAATAGTTTTCTTTTGCTTAAACTCAAAGGGTCCTATACGTATTCCTTGAGTTGGAGCTTTAATTTCTGTGATTACTACATATACAGGTTCAGCACCTTTGACTTTTTCAGGATCACAAAATAAGTGACCTTGTTCTAGCATTAGATCTTCAGTCATTTGTTTAACACCAAACGTAAATTTGGCATTATCTACTCCTGCTAGATTAGCTTGAGAGGTCACACTTGCAATGTAAAAACAGTAGGCAATAATAGGATTCATTGTATTGATTGGGCATTAGGGTTAGAGGAAGCGTTATGAATACCGGTTCCCATTATATAAAACCGGTTTTGATTTTCTACTGTACGTATCTGAGTTGGGAAGTACGTATTGTAGTAGTTTGTATTAGCATTAGATTCTATAGCAGTTTTCTCTGCTTGAGTAAAGACATATTTATTATGTAGAGATCCCGTGGTATACAGCCTGTAACAGAAATAAATGTCTTCCCACTCAAACGTAGAAGTATTATCACAGTCACAGGTATAGAAGTCCCAGTCTTGTAGTGGACCCAAATCACCTTTCATAAACATCATATAGATCAAGCCAAACTCTGGTACATTGTGAAACTTCTGAGAAGTATTAACCGTTACTCTGTAAGGTCTATTTAGAGTGTTTGAAAACATTACTTCTCCGTTTATGTTTGTATTAGCAGTGCCCTGGTTTACCCAGCTTGAACTTGCTACCCCAATCTCATTGGTTTGTAAAGACCAATTAGACTGAGAAGGTCTTCTCCATAGTAAGACTAATCCGTCTCCTCCACCATATTCTTGCATTCTAGTAATAACTGTATATTGTTGACCAGCAACCATGTAATAACTCCCATACTTATACGGACCTGTTCCTTTACCTCCATAAAATTCAATTACAGATGTTCCGTTAATCATTAAGTCTCCACCATCATCAGATGTAATACCAAATGAATATGTACCAGTTTCTGCAGCAACCATTGTAAAGGTTACTTCTGTAGCATAGTAATCTCCCCAACTAGGTACAGATGCTCCGGCTGATGTAAGTGTTGTATAATTATAGAAGTTTAAAGAGCTTGTAGCATTCATATTACCACTCCACCACAAAGCAGTTGCGGCATAAGCAGTATTAAACAACTTATTCATCTCAGTTCTATTCATAGGATACTGAGCATACTGAGAGGTATTTCCGTTACCGTAGTGAGTTCTGAAAATCCTTACTGAAGTGATTCCATTAGCTGTTGTAACGTAGTGCTCTACAGTAACCGGAATACCGCTAACATCCTGTGTACCAATTGGTGTCAGAGTAATAGTTTGAGAATACGCTCCAATTGATACCCACAGTATAAATATTTGCAACAAAATAAACTTTCTCATAGCAACATCTTTGTTCCGGTTGATAACTGAAAGTTAAGAATATCCGCGTTCCATTGATAAGCACCTGAGAATGAAATACTCCACTTAAACTTGTCGGTAAGTTTGAAGTCTACATTTGCTAGAGGTACAATAAGAATTCCAGACTTGTACCATTGTCCCTCATAATAGAATATAAAAGGTGAGTATACTCCTAGAGCCATTACATTAGCAGAGACAACCTTTCCTCCTTTAAAGTTTGTAAAGCCTCCGCCCACCAGTGACCAGTTCTGGAACCAGCTTTCTCCAATTTGACCTAGAGTAAAGTTACTTCCTGCCATACCAGTAAACTTTCCAAGTTTTTGTGCAGACAATAAAGTAACGGTGTTAAACCAGTCAGATTTAAAGTTGGTCATAAATGAGTTTGAGCCTACACCCATAAATCCTTTAGATTTATAAGAGCCATAAAAAGTAAGGTTTGCTACGTTCTCTCCTGTAGTATAGTTCAGGTTAATACCTTTAATAAAGTTCTGCTTGGTATTGACATGTGTTACAGACGTATTGAATCTGAAGTTGTCATTTTGTTTGCTGATATCATTACCATTTCTAATAACAACAAAGTCCCCTGATCCAATCAGAGAACCTCTACCAATCTTTTCCTGCTTGTTCTTGGGTTTATTACCTCCACCACCTCCTCCAGATTCACCAGAAGAGCTTTCTGATTCACCACCAGATGCCGTAGTAGTATTATCACTACTACCTGCAGTAGAACTTGGTTCTGAACTACCTGATGAAGTACCACCTGAAGTGCTACCTCCACCAGTACCACCTACTCCACTTTCTGGTTGTCCTCCACCTGTACTTCCACCACCTTCTGGTCTACCTGATCCTCCACCACCTGACGAGCCTGAAGAACCGCCCGAACTATTTCCGGATCCTCCGGAGTTAGAACCGTTTGAACCATTAGAACCACCACCTCCAGAAGTAGAACCACCATTAGACCCAGAGCTACCTGAGGATGATCCACCTGAAGAGCTGCCAGAGCTGCTGCTATTGTTATTGTCATTAGAATTACCACCAGAAGTTGACGATGAACCATTTGTGCTGCCTGTTGAAATTGAACCTGTACTTACTGAACCACCACCTAAGCTGCCAGCAATGCTTGTACTAATAGAAACAATACCGCTAACATTATTAGCAGTGTTAGTTCCAATATTAGCATTACTGTTATTCGCATTAGACGAACCATTACCCGCACAAGGATTGCTTCCTGGAGGAAACTGGGAATTAATTTGAGCAACCCATGCTTCATATCCTCCTGATTGTAATTGTGCTGCGGTAAAACTTTGATACTGCCCAGCATAAAACATTACTACTGTTCCACTGGTCTGAGATAAAGTTACACTATTAAGAATGCCTGTACAAGGATCCGTATAGTTATAAGTAAAGGTTTGACCACTTACAACTATAGACCCCAGCAGGAAGACAATCCATAATAGTTTACCATTCATACTGGTCCATGCGTTTCATAAGGTTTACCGTAGCAACCTCTAACGCACGTTGTGTAGCAACACCCACAGTTGACTGATCAAAGCCCATTGTAGGATTCTTAAAGAAGCCTTCACCAACTTGTGTAGAAGTTCCTTGACCAGAAGCAACAATGTATTGTGAGTTATCTACGTTGACCATTTTAATCTGGATACCGATGATAGTAGTATTAGTCTTCTCTACTTTACCCTTATTATAGGTTTCGCCGTAAGAAGTAGAGAATTCATAGATCTCTGCGTAGACAATGTATTTAGGAAGAACTACAGAACCTACATTCAGTTTAGTTCTACCATCACCCATGTCATTGAGATCTTTCTCCCATACATCAAGCATTTGATTAACAATAGCTTCCTTTTCTTCCGCATATAAGAATCTTTGAGTCACCTCAAAGTTCTCTACAATACGGTTAGATACACCCATACCAACTCTTTTGTCTCTGAGTTCCGGGAACATTTCCCATAGTTCTTTATTGACGTTAAGATTAGCGATTTGAATTACTTTCTTTTCTCCAGTAAATACAGGAAATGTACTCAGTGGTTGAGCTTTTTCAAACTCAGCTTGATACTGCGTTGTAGATATAGAAGATGAGCAAGAAGTTGCAACACCGCCTACAATACCAAGTCCAATTACAATAGCCGCAATGCCAATAACACTGGCAACCATTGCAATGATTTCTTCTCTTTTAGTTTGATGCTCCATCTCTTTCAGCTTTTTCTTTCTTAAGTCTTGCAATACGCTCTGCAGTAGTCTCTTTCTTTTCTTCTACTACTGGTGCAGGTGCAGGTGCAGCTACTTCACGTACAGTTTCTTTAATAATGGTCTGTCCACCTCCAGAATTGTTCTGCTGTTGAGTATTATTATTCTCAATGTTTAGAACAATTGGTGCAGCCTGAGCTGCAGGTTGTCCCTGCTCTGCTACTTGCTCTGTCTTTACTTCAGACTCTTCTTCAACACCGAAGATCTTGTTAATATTCGTAGTAGCCCAGATACCAAATCCAGTTACAGCTGTGCCAGCTACACCTAGAATTGTTTTCTTAAGTCCTGATAGTCCACCTTCTTGTGTTTCTTCACTCATGGTTTTAATGTTTAATGATTTTGTAAAATTTCTCTCTGTCGTTAGTTACCAGCTTTACAACATACATGCCTTTAGGAAGGTCTCCAAACCAAATGCCTTGGGTCTGGAATCCTCTTTCTGTAAGGTTGTTGCTAACTGACTTAACAAGCTGACCCTGAGAGTTGTAGATCAGCGCGTTAAACTTTGTAAAGTCTTCTAAGTAGAAGTCTGCAATTAACCAATGATTGGTAATCTCTGATACTGGGTTAGGATATACAATAAATCCTGTAAGAAGAGCCAGAGTATGCTCATCCATTTCTGCTTTACCGTTTACTACAGAACCATCGTTAGGTGACGGACGTAGAGACATATCGTAAGCATTCTCATCACCTGCAGCTTTGTTAAAGATTGCAAGTGGTGAAGTTCTCCATCCAAGAATAGACTTAACTCTGAATCGAAAAGTAAATACTTGTGTTGGTCCATCAAGAAGACTGGGGTTCATCTTATCTTCGTGTCCCGCCCAGAAAACTCCCTTATCTGTAAATGTCATAAATGATGTCCACTTTGAAGCAGCGTCCCCCATATTTAGAGACACAAACTCAAATACCGCAGTATCATATGCAATCCCTAACTGCATTGCTCCAACCTTATTACCAAACGTGTACACTGTCACAGGAACGTCCATATAGTTATCAGTTGTCACAATCAGTTTAGGTATTCTAAACTCAATTGAATCTGGCTTATTAGAATAGTATACAGCCGGATCAAGAATGTAATCTGTACCTGCTCCAGGATTTGCCATCTTAGCAAGAATAGTAGCAGGGTTGTTGTAACCAGAACTAGTAGCATCACCTACTACATAGACATAAGGCTCAAGAGTATCTAGACTATTTACTACAGTATCAATCATATATACTCTAGGTGTATTAGCCCAGTTAGGAGCAACTGTTGCAGAATTTGCAATAGTCCATTCTGAAGGCCAAAGAACTGATACGTTATTAACACCAGTAAATAATTGATCCCAATCTGCTTGGTTAAGAGCAAGTCTGTTAAATACAGCAAATGCATCTGATACTGTTACACTTTGGCTTTGGTTAACATCACCTTCGTACCATTCAATTCCTGCTAGAGTATCTTGAGCAGATACATGGTTAGCTAGCTTATATGCATCTACAATAGTAAGTGCACCACCATCAGACATAGAATCAGTTTGTGCAGCAATCTTAAGATTCCAATAGTTTGTATCAAGCGGATGTGAAAATTCTACCAGCCCCGCCATGTTGGTTGAGTCAGTAGAAATAGTTTGCCATGTTGCAAGAGGAGTAGACTTGAGTCTCTTAGTTGCACTAAACCAAACACCTTGAGCTGGTGATCCATCAGCATTTCTAACCTTAACTGGAAATACCATTTGTGTCATTTGGAATGCTCCACCATAAGTATACAGCTCTAGATTAACGTCAGTACCATTACCAATAGTAGCCAAGTTATTGTAACTACTTGATCCAGAGATAGCTACAGGAGTTACAACACCATCATATGCTGACGAATGAAAAAGACGGAGCTTAAACATAGCGCCGTCTGCCCAGTCAAAGTTTGGAGTTGAACCAGTGTAAGTAGCAACAACGTTAATATATCCTGTGTTGTTGAAGTAAGAACCGTACTTATCGGTAATTGATTGTGCAGTAGGTCCCCAATACATTACAGCATTGGAAAACTTAGCATTGTCATAGAACAAACGAAACTGTACAGCCTTTACCGGAGTAACAGTTGGGTTTGCAAAGTGAACGTAAATATCTGTATAAGTAGCTGGATAGTTGTCCAGGGTAAACAGAGTATCTACAAGAATGTATGGATCATTACTTGCAGGTGCTACAAGTATTTCATTTGCACCATTCTGTGCAAACGCAGAAATAGAAATTAAGGAGGTTACCAGACTCCACCAAGGTTTTTTCATCTTGTACAAGATTAGTGTTACGCATTAATGTTGGAGTTGGTTTCATATATAAAATACGAAATGAAACCTTGCCGGCAAACTTGTTAATCTAAATATAAACTCTTAACTTCCCTATCACAAAAACCCAACATTATGAATATTATAGAATTAGACATCCTTTCTAAGGACGCCATTGCAGTAGGTATCACCTACAGAAAGACTACAAGAGAATTTGAAAACGCTAGAGGTCGCTGCTATCCTTGCAACGAACTCATTATAGGTTTTCTATTCTTTAATGTTAGATGGATAAAGCCTTTAATCAACTTTGTTGATTAGTCTTTGATATACCATCTTTCAACACTATCAAAGCTTTTCCATCTGTTTATTGATCTAACTACAGGCAAAGCATCTTCCCACTGTTTAATGAACTTAGGGTCACCCTTTCTTTCAGTGCGTTGATAATACTTGTCCTCTCTATCAGGAGTAAGGAAGTAATCTGCCGAGTAGTTAATCGCTTCAGCAAACTCACCAAGTGAACGGCTAGAAGCAATAGGATTTTTTAGAAGACGAGCGTATTCTGTTGGGTCTACAAAGGTTGTAATTTCAGACTGAGTTCTATCAGCTTGGAATTGCAGCAGGCCCAGCAGACGCTTGAGTTCTTTATCATCGTCATCTACACCATCTTTAAGGCCTCTAAAGATTGCAAACAGTGCAAGGCTACCTAAGAAAAATCCAATTTCAGCAAGTGTCTTTTGAATGTTTGCTATTTCTGTAGGAGTTAAAACACCGTTAGCTTCCTTGTATCTCTCTTTGATACTACCATGAGCACCCCATACATATCCAAGCATTTTAACCATAGTACGATATCTACCTTCAGTGTAAACACCAAAGCGCTCATCAAAACTGCTCTTCTTAAATCTAGCTTTAAATGAAGGCCACACCCACTTATGGAACTGAGCAGCTAACAAACCAAGCGAGTACTTTTGAATTACCATCTTGTCTTCATCAGCATAGTTACCATGAATGTATTCATTCATACCCCAGATATTTCTACTTAGCTCAGCACGCTGATCTTCAGTAAACTCAAAACCATCTTTAACAGAAACCTTTCCTGTAGCTTGGTCATAATCTAGAGCATCGTATATAGAAGATGTCTCACCAGTAATGCTGTTTGTAAGCTGCTTAGACATAAGCATTGCAACACCAGTCTTACTCTGAATCATATATTCACCGCCTTCCTGAAGCCAGTAACCAAAACTAAGAACATCAGAGATGCCTTCTCTACCTTCACCAGACTGATACTTACGTATCATTTTAAAGTGATCAACTAAAGCTTCATACTTTGAGTTTGGTTTGTGATTTCTATACTTATCCGGACCAGTCATAAAAGCAGCTTTGCTTCCAAGCCCTTGCATGAATCCACCAAGTGCAATATTTAATTCTTTTGTAGAACGCATGATTGCCCTTCTATCATAAAACTGAGCACCGGCAGTTTCAATAGCATTAGATATCCTACCGTATATAATGTTATTTAAAGCTGAGAATGGGTTAAATCCAACATAAGTTAAAGAGGTATACTTAAGAACTGTAGATACCAGTTGTTCTGCCACACTCTTTTCAAAAGCACCTTCGTTGTAAAAAGTCATCTCAAGCCAGTTATTTAATCTGTCTTGAACATTACTCATTTTCTTTTCTCCAGACATAGAGAGCATTTCTCTACCCTTAGCAGTAACCTTTTGAGAGAGCTCACCTCCAGCAGGGGTGTACTCTCTTTGATCAATAATCTTCTTAAGAGCAAGAATAGTATCTTCTACTGCATTCATTGCTTCAAAGTTTGAAGCCATTGTTCTAAATGCAATAAGATTCTGAGTCATATCAGTATTGATATCGTCAGGTGTAATCTTGTTTTCTTCAGCAGTAAGAATACCAGAAAGTCTTTTACGCTCAGCCAAGTATTCTTTTATACCAATTGTCCCCGCCTTCTTTTGATTAACTAGCTCTTCAAGCTGAGTCTTCAAACTATCAATGCGTTTTTGACTCTTTAGATCTGCTGTAAAAAATACAGGAGGTGTTCTTACTAAGTCTCCAGCCTCGTCTGTTTGATATACTTTAGGATAAACTTTAGTCTTAATTCCAAAAACATTCACAAGTTTACCAACCATTTTAAGAACAGCGGCACCTCTACCCTCATCCATATCTTTAATCTTATTAAAGAAATTCTTCTGGATTCTGGGTATCTTTCCTGTAATGCTGGATTCAATATCTCTAGGCAATGAAGCAATAGAACCTTTTTCATGCTGATTAGTCCACCAATCATAGTAGTCTTTTCTAGCTTGGCCTAAAGCATCAGTTGGTTTCATGATCTCTTCATATGCTGAATCAAGCATGTTTTCTCCAGTTGCAGCCTGCTCTCTAATTTCTATGTACTCGTCTCTTACAAAGTATCTGTCTTTTACTTCACGAACTTCACCAGTAAACTTACCTTCAACCACGATTGGACTCATGTAAGGAGGCGCCTTTCTGAAGTATTTATTTAGGTAACCTGCGTATTCTTCAGCAGTAACACCAGCTTTTGGTCTCCAACGGCCACCTCTAAACTCAGCATACTGAGCTCTTGCAGTTTTAAACTCGTTACTATAGCGATGGTAATCACCATCTTCAAATCCATTTTCAGTTATCTTTTCAGCATTCTTAAAGCTGTTATAAACCTTCTTTGCAGCATAGAGCTTAATGTTATAAGATATAGCATCTTTAAGCTCTTGACCTTTAAGAGTATCTGTCTTTTTATATTGAGCCGGTTTACCCTCTTCATCAAGAGTCTCTGCACGTAGAGCATAAAGCTTTTCCCAATACTGATATCCAATCTTCTGTACATATCTACCGTTTAGTTTACCGTCCTGGTTTTTACTAAACATAAACATATAAGCATCAGTGTCCTTAATACCAGCTGCTTTACTTGCAGCTAAAAGAGCGTTGCCTTTTTCATTAGCTTCTTGAACAAACAGGTCGTTCTCAAACATCAGCTTCGCTTTCTGGGCCTTATAGATCTTATCTATAAGAGCAAGAACAGTATCAGAAGAAGCAGCCATAGATTCAAGTAAAGCATCTGCTTTATTGATGTCTACAGTTTTTTCCAGCATTGCTCGGATATCTGATTCCGTTAGATCTGTATTTAGAGTATTGTTAGTAACGAATGCAGCCGCAAACTCTGTAAAAGATTTGTCAAGCAATGTTCCTGCAGAATCTAGTGCAGCCTTAAGTTCAATAAGTCTTTTTTGGTTTGTGCTATTAACCTTTGATATAAGATTCTCAACACCCGTGTAGGTTTCTAAGAACTTTGAATAACTAAGGATAATACTAGCAAACTCCGGCTTTCCATAGTTATTAGGATTACTAGCATACTTCTCAAAAGACTCCAAGTCTTGAATAGCAAACTCAGTAAGTCTACCAACAGCTGCGTTTAACTGAGTACCATTAAGAAGAGCGTAGTCTTCAATGTCTTGCCTAACAGCATTCATAAGAACTGTAAGCTTTACAATAGACTGTTCTCTCTTACTTTTTCCCGCCTGTGAGGAGAAACCTTTCTTTTGACTCAGCATTCTTTCAAGCTGGCCTTTTCTAAGTTGTAGTTCTCCCAGAATATTATTGAGTTCAACTACTAATCCAGGATTGTCTTTGTTGTCTTCAGCTTCTTTAGTCGCTTCTTCTCTAGCGGTTGACTCTGATTTTGTTTGAGAAGATCCGATTGGTTCCGCTTCATCCTTTGTTCTTACGTTATCAGTTACAGTAACAATCTTTGCAATGTGCTCCCTATTACCTGATACAGAATGATCTACAGATCCTTCAAAAACAAGATCAGTAACTGTTTGATTATCACCTGTTTGACCCTCAGGAACAATAACATTTACGTGCATTGTTCTAGTCCTAACAACATTTACACCCAGAGCATAGAGCATCTCTGCATATGATCCTACTTGAATAGCATGTTGGGCTTTAGTAGAGAGCTTCTGTCCTTTAAATGCACCATCTGTTTGAACATACGATGTATTATAAGATGATACCTCCACTCCGGAGTCAGTAACAAACTTCTTGTTAATGCTATTCTTTGACGCTTTAATGTCTACAACTTCTGCAGTACCGTCAGGATTAATTACAAGGAGGTCAACCGAACCAGCTACCATAGATGTAGGATCAGAAACTATTACCTGAGGAATAATAATAGCATTATCCTGGAAGCCGTTTTCTTCATCCGCAAATACTTTGACAAGCTCATTGTAGATTTTTTCCAGCAAGTCATCAGATATACCTTGATCAGCAGTTAGCGCAGGTAAACCCAAGTCTTGACGTCTTGCATTTGTTTTTGCAATCATCTTTTGAGCTTCTTCTTTAGCTTCTTCAAATGTCCTACCTGAAGTAAAGCTTTCAACCAAAGCATCTATCTGATTACCAAACAGCAAGTTAAGTGAATTCTTAATCTCTTTTTCAGCAGGAAGAGTGCCCTTCATCTTTGTAGTTACCGAAGTGTACTCTACACCGTCTTGATCATAGTACGTGTGAGTTTTATCTACTAGGGTAACTTGATTAGGATTGTTAAAGATTACAGTATCAATTACATCTTTTTGCTGTTGTGTACCGTTCTTATAAACTTGCTCTACATAAGGACGCAGATCTTTTTGGATATTGTATCTAACCTTATCGTCAAGAGTAATATCAACATCAAAGCTTAAAGCTTCTGTTAGTATACCTTCGGCAAGCTTTTTAAAAGAAAGATCCTGATTAAGATCTTTAATCTTTACTGTAGTTACTTTGGTAATTGGATCAATAGTAGCATATCCAGCAAGACCAGAAAGATACTTTTTAACCGTTTCAATAAACCATTCATAGAAGTTATTGATATAATCTACAAGATCCTTTCGAGTACCTGTCTCTTCAAACTTCTTATTTACTACACGAGATAAAACCTGTGACACAAGTTCAATCTCCATGTCTCTAGCATCAAAATTCTTTAGTCCCAGGTAAGCATTCTTAATCTGCTGTACTAGTGCAGGAAAATGAATTGCTGCATCACCAACAAGCTTTTGAAATAGCTCCGGCTTTTCTACACTTAAAGCAAATACAAAAGGATGCAACACCTCTTCTACAGCAATTTCATTTGTTACACGACCTCTAATTAGATATGCAGTGCCTTTATGATAGAAGCTTTTAACATTATCAAAGTTGACGTCTGTTTTCTGCCAGTCTGCAATAGTATCGTGTATAGCCTTTGCTTCAGCAGGGCTTACAATTTTTATTGTTACTCCTGGTATAGTGCTCTTAAGATGATTAAGAAGAGGGCTAAGATTGTTTACAGCTGCGCTTTGAGGTATATAATCTTTTACTCTTTCAGGAAGTATTTGAATAGATACTGATTTAGCATGCTGTATAACTCTATACATACCTTCAGTAATCCTGTTGGCTTGCAAATAGTTAATTGCCGCTCTAAGATTTCTATCTCTAACAGAAGCAATTGTGTGTCTAGCGTTTTTTGGTGACTGAGTAATAAAAAGCTTACCATTAAGTCTATGAGCAAATCCTTTCTTAATAAGATTGTTTTCAATTGCTCTTACAGGATCTTGTAAGCTACTCGTTGGAGTAGCTTTAATATCCCGCATAATAGTAGATGCTTGAATTGTTGAGGGAAAGTCATCAGTTTTTGTACGACTCTGATATTCGTCAACAATGGCTGAAACAACATAGTAGTTGTTATAGACTCTCATAAGTTCCTGAAAACCAGGATCATTTGTATTATAACATTTTGCAGCCATTATTCGCAAGTTTTATTTTTCTCTATAGAGCTTTGTACAAATTTCATTCTTTTCTCGTAAGGTGCACTCTTCATCATTTGAGCTCCTTTCCATACAAGATCTGCTTTCTCTCTAGGAACACCCTGTCCAACAACATATTCAATAAACGAATCCTTGTCATCTAGAACATCCTTCAATTCTAAAGTTAAACCATTTGTAGGAGAGTTTGGCAAAGTTCCGTTCTCTTCTTCAACGTTTTCATCAACTTTAAAGTCAGCAGCAACCTCAGCAGGTTTCTTACCAGAATACTTTGATATAGTGTTTCCTTGAGAATCAAAGTAAGTAATACCGTTTACAGGATCAATAACAAACGTTACACCATTTTGAGAAAGAATATCTCTAGGACTTCCTTGTACAGAAGACTCTGGAGTTTTTTCTACAGGCTTCTGTTGAGGTGTTTCTGTAGAGTTTTGCTCAACAGGATTAGCTGTTACTTGTCTTTCTTGACGGCGCTCGCGCTTTATATCAAGAATCTCTGTTGTTGTTGGAACTGAACCAAAGACAAAACCAATTGGTGTAGTCTTAGCTGTACCAACACTATCCGCCTTCTTATAAGTAAACTTAGTACCAAGCGGAAGATAGTATTCAAAACTACTCTGTGGTTTTACTTTACCACTGAAGGCAGAAGTTTCCAAATAGTAAACTTCGTTATCGTACATAAGAGCTGTGGGTGCAAAGAATCCTCTTGCTTCTCCAGCATTAGGTATAAATCCGATCTTCAACAATTCCATGAAGTTCTTATTCATAACTGCCTTATTATCATTCTTTTGCTCTTCTGTAAGGCCAGTTCTTTCAGTAAAGCTTACACCTTCAGATTCATACTTAATAACTTCTCCTTTACTCATACCAGTAAAGATGTCAATGCTGATAGTGCCGTCTTCTGAAACACTAATACCCGGAGCAGCATCTGCAGAATCTTTATACTTAGGAATCTTTCTTAAGTAAAGAGAAGCGCCGTAGTTCTTGTTAGAAATTGTAGCATGCTTCATGTAATTCTTTACAAAAGAGTCCATAAGATTAAACTCATTTTGACCAAAGACTTCCATAAAATCTTTATCCGTAGCTCTTTCATTGTCAAGAAGAGCTCTTACGCCTTCAGTAGCAAAATGGAACTCTTCCTGTAAAACAAAAGGTATAACATTAGATATAGAGCCAGACTTAAACTGACCACCATCTTTAACCAGTATGTAGTTGCTAATAGCAGTAGCTGAAATAGGATCTTCATTATAGAGCTCTACAAAAGCTGCCTGCAATCTTTGAAGCTGAATAGGTTCAATCTTAGACCAAGTGTTTGTTTCAATGTAATCAAAACCTGACTTGTTCGCTACAGAGTCTGCAGAGAATGCATGAATAAACCTATCAAGAAACTCGTTTGTACGACCTTGATCTTTAAACTTCTCCTTAAGTTTCTCTACATAGTCAACAATAGTAGGCATGCCTTCTTTATAGAAAAGAAGACTGTTAGATAGAGTATACTCAATCTCTTGAAGTCTACCTTGATTTTTTAGATAGTTTTTATAAGCTAGGATATCAAAGTAAGAAACCATGTCTCTTGTAAGCTTATTCCGGAACTCCTCTAACTTGTAAGATTTTACAGCTGTTGATTCCAAAATACTCTTCTTAAGCTTCATGAATTTAGGAGTTCTTCTTACAAGAACCTGTCTTGCTTTCTCCTTCATGTCATTAAGAATAGATATCGCAGTTGCTATATAAGGATCAGAATCAAATACTTCCTTCATTCCTGGGTATATATTGCCCTCGCTTTCTTTAGTTATAGCATCATAGTCTTCAAAAACAGTATCAAAACTTTGTTCTGTAGAGTCTCCAATACCTTTTACAAGACCTGAGATATTAGATATGCGTATAAACTGTTTAGTGTAGTCTTGCAAATTCATAAACTGCTTAGCTACAGCTAAATCAAAATCAAGGTTTGAACCTCCCTCTAAATCTTTAGCAATTGCTTCAGACAAAGATCTAATATTAAACCCAAGCTTAGCTTTTTTGAGTCTTTCATTTAGAAGATCCGTTGTTTCAAAAGCAGGCTTGCCGCCAACCGTCAAAGCTTTTCTTAAAATCTCTAAAGGATCTCCGCTCTTTTGCTCTCTGCTAAACTCATCTCTTGAAAGCTCTAGCTCTTTATAATAACGCTTTATCAAAGGTTGATTAATAAAGAGAACCGCTTCTTTAAGAGAAACACCAACAGCAACCATATGGGCAACATGACCAAGTGCATCACGATTCAAACCTAGGATTGCAGCGAGTCTTTCTTTAGCGTTATCTGTCATTGCAGAAACGAGTGCAGAAATAATATATCCTTTTCTTTGACCGTCAGAACCTACAGAGTTACCATAGTCATTATAAGAAACCGTATTCTTACCTTGAAGACCAACATAAATATCAGCCTTTGCCTGAATACCATGCTTCTGAAGATAATTCCACGCAAGCAAAGATTTTACTGCTGAACCGATGTTTACAGCACCCTCCTTGTTGTTTTTTCTAGCACGAACCATTCCAGCAAAAGTGTTGTGCTGGAATGCTCTTTCTGAGAACAAAGTGCTAATTTCAATCTTAAGATTAGCTTTTTGATCGTCATCAATTTCTAATCCATCTACTATTGTAGACAGATCATCAGTTAAAATCTTCGTAAGATTCTTCAAAGGATCTACGTGTGCTACCTGGAATGCTGGAGCAGCATCTTTTACATTGTCTCCTGTTTTAGTTTTTCTAGGGGCAGAAGTATAATCGTTAAAAGTGAGCGCCGTTTTTAACTGCATAATCTCAGTATCAAGAGCACCAACATATAAGTCGTGTCCTTTCTTATCATATGCTTTTTGATATTCTCCTTCATTAGAAGGTAGACCCATGTTCTTAAGAACGTCCGCAATATAACGTTGCTTTACATTTTCTTGAGTTAGAACCTCAGCAACAAACTGCTCAACACTATCAAGAGGTTGGTCTAGATACTCGTTATACTGCTTCTTAAATTCAGCATTGTATCTAAACAAGTAGTGCACAAAGTGACGGAATCTATCCTTTGAAGTAGTTACATCACCGTATGCTTCAAACTCTCTAGTGTTTTGGTTATAGAAGTAGTTTGCAGAAGCTGCATAAACCTTATCAATATCAAAGTCAGCACCTGATATTTCAATAAGTTCATGAGGAGAAACCATAACTGAACCATACTCTACTGGTAAGAAGTCTACCACACGAATAGAAACAGAAGAGTGCTTATCCTGAGAAGGGATACGAACACCAAACAATCTTGCTACAGCTTCTGGTATACGACCATTCTTGAGATACTTAGCTGCTTCAAGAGTTTGGGGAGGAATCATTACCTCAGTATATCTATCGATGATTTCACCTTGCTCATTATAGACAGGTACGTTATGGCGAAGCTCGTCTACATAAAACTCTCCTTCAGAAACACTTTGACCTGTCTCAAGAATATTTGTTAGATCTTTTAATCCAGAATACTTATCTGGGTTTCTACGAATCTCAGCATCTCTAACAACTTCACCAATTGGATTACCAAGCTCGTCCAGTTTACCAGTAGCTCTCTTAACAACTTTAAAGCCGTAGTTAGAAACAAGCGTTAAAGAGTGACCAGGAATCTTTTCTCTAAACACATTGTTTACCATAAAGGTTATATACATCTGTACAAAACGATCTTCAATGGTAACGTTGTTTAGATTTGCTTTTAGATTTCCATTCTCATCTCTGCTAAACATCTCAATTTCTTTTGGACTTGCTCCAATGCCAATCAAGATATCTTTAATTCTGTCAGCAAGCTTGCCAATATCTGCAGTTTTTTGACCTTTTGGAAATACTTCAGCAACTATCTCGTCATATTTTTCTTTAAGTCTAGCCGCAGCAAGTTTGCTGTGTCTTTTCTTAAGAGCACCTGCAGAAAGTTTATTACCTCTGTGGTATACAGGAATCGCATCAGGTACGTCAGACTCAACTGTCTGAGCAACCTGAGTCATGTTTGTTACCTTAGTCTTATTACTTGGATTCTCTTGTTGAAGAACAAAGCTTGCAGCAGAAAGAGTTGTAAAACCATTTAAAGTTGTAGCACCTTTAGATGCAGAATTAAACGCAGCAGCAGCAAGTCCTGTAGCTCCCTGTTGGTTTTCAAGCTTAAGTCTAAGATTATGAATAGCCTCTCTACCGGGATACGCTTTTTCATTGTTGATTGACGTCAGTCTTGGAGAAAGAACAAAGGCAGAAGTCTTTATATATGCTTGTGCATCACCAGAAGTGTTAAAGTATGCAAGCTTCAAAGAAATCATAGAGTTCTTAAACTGAACATGACCTTTAACATTATCATTACCAAAGAATCGATCTGCAGAAATTTCTTCTCCACGCTCTACTGCATCTATCATGTCAACAAGATCAGCATCAAACTTACCAAAAGAAAACATAAAATGTCTAAATGTCTTTGTAGTCAAGAACATCTGAGCATCGGTCTTCTCTCCAAACTTAGGATTTTGCAGAGTACCTGTAAACAAGCTTAAGTATTCTTCGTCTTCAAGAGTAAGAAGGTCTACAGATTCTGTAGGATGCATTACACCCTTCTGGGTATCTATTAAAGAACTGTCTGCAGTAGGTCCGCCAGCTTGACGACCTTTTGCTCTCTTAACAAACTCTTTAGAAATCTCTGCTACAGAAAGAGACTTTGGATTAATAAGCTTTCCTGTATGGCCATACATCAAGTTGTTTGCACTTTGAGCCATTACAAAAGAGTTCATAATAACTTGTGACAAGTTGTGCTCAAGAATCAAGCTGCTTGGTAGAGTTTTATTCTTTTCTGTACGAGCCAAAAGATTTAGTAAAGCGGAACGCTCTTCATCAATTATACCATCAGAAGTATCTGACTTCTTCTGTATAGTAACACCGTTAATGATATCGTATGGAATACCGGCTTTACCTACAACAGCATCTGCTTTAAGCATGCCTGCTTCTCGCATAATAGTAAAGCTCTCATCAATAACGTTGGCAAAAAACTCGTTGATAGATGCGTCAATAGAGTTTTCAGATACTGCTTGCTCAAAAGGAGTACCCTCTTTAGCTGCAGTCTCTAATGCTGTTCTTAGTTCTTCATTCTGAAGAATGCCCAACATATCAACAAACTTAAGACCTCTTTGATCTCCAGTATGATATCCATCAATTACTCTATAAGGTTCTGTTCCGTTAATCTGATTCTGTACGGCTGTAATATTATCATACTCACTCTTAATAAGTCTTGTAATTGCAGCAACACCCTGCTCAGATAAAACTACCTTGTTACCTTTTAGTGTTACCATTGGTATAACAGGCATTTCTGCTATATCCATAGTACTGGTTGATTCAATAACACCTAGGTTTACAAAAGCTGTTCCCACCGTTTTTAGTAGGCCGGATTTATCACGATAAGTTTTCTTCTTATTCATGATGTTACCGCTTCCTGACAAGTACATTGCAAGAAGCGTGTGCATAAACTGAGAATCATTAAACCTTGTGTAGGTTGTACCCTCAATTGATTTGTTTCTTGCAGTATTTTTTCTGTAAGCCTCTCCTTCTTCAAGTCCTAAATCTTGAATCTTAAGACCGTCAACTCTTGAAACTCCAAAGTCAGAAAGAAGTGCAAGGAATTCAGGCATCTCAAGAAGCATGTTGTTTTGTACAAACTCATCTTCTTTACCGATTACCTCCGGTTTAGCAAACTCTCTTACTTCACGAGCTCTTTTAAGCTCATAAGTTGGAATCTGATGACCGTAAACAATCTCGTTATCAGCATTTACAAAACTTGTAGCACCAATAGAGTCATTAAAGGTTGTGTTACCAGCAGCAATCTTTTGAATACGTCCCGCAGATCCAGAGAAATCATTAGCTTCTTCTGTTTCACCATCTCTAGTAAAAGGATCTTCTTTCTTTGAAAGGTTGTTTACAATAGCATTTACACCTTCCAAAGACAATGGTTCTGCAGTAATCGATCTTACAAAAAGCTCATCTTCTGGTGTTCTGTTTTCAGAGTTACTTAGAGTTGAATAACGTAAATACATTGGCTCCATATAGATGCCAGATGCGTTATACAACTTATCAGACAGCTCAATGAATACATCAAGATCTGTCTCAACTCCTTCTGAAACAACAGTTGAAATATCTTCAAGGGCTGCTTTAGTATCTGTGTAAGTAGCTTCTATTCCTCTGTAAGCTACAGTTGAATAAAATGCAGATCTCCAGTACTCAAACTGAGTCTTTGAATCATCTCTCTGGTTTGCATTAATTACTCTAATTACACCACCCTGAGGATCAAAAGAGAAGAATTTGTAGTCAACTCTAAACTTCTGGAAAGCTTTTAGGATACCCATAAGCTTTGCAGGATTATTAATGCTGTCTTTTAAAAGAGTACCGTCTTCATCAAACTGAATATTGAAGTCTGTGAAAAGCTTTTTAACAAATAAGGATGTAGCTGTTGGTCTTGAACTGTATGCCAAGGGTAGCATTGAAGAAAGCTTAGAAAGCTGTTCTTCCATTTTAGTTGTTCCTTCAAGTACATGCAACAAACCGTTGTATATCTGAGCACCATTGATGACGTTAATAGCGTAGCTATCTGCTGCAATTGGTCTACCAAAAGCTCCCTGTGGTACAGTTGTACTTTGAATGTAGAGTCTTACCCAAGCAGAAAGAGACTTCATACCACCAATAGTATGTTTTTCTTTTCTGTTTTCTGTAGAACTATCCTCAGCACCTTTAGGTCCAAGATCATCTTCTACAAGTTCCATAGAATCCTCTTGCTCTTCTGCATTATAATTTAATGAAGCAAGGTATTCTTCTGCAGCTTCTACAAGCTCTTTTCTGTTTTCTACAAGTACAGTGTTGTAATCTCTAAGGATTGACTCAATGTATTCATAGTCATCACGAACTACATATGCCTCGTCCTGATAGTCATAGTGACTTTCAAAGTCAGCAAAAATCTTATCGTACTTCTGTTCATCGGAAAGGTTTCTAAACTCAGAAGCCTCAGTGTCCATTCTAAATTTTGCTACTGCAATACCTGTGATAAGTTTCATAGAAGCATCACCGGCAAAGTACTTGTTGACTCTTCTTAGTTTACCATTAATAGTAATGTAGTCTTGTCCAGTAACAAGAGTTTTAAGTGCAACAATTACAGGAGCGCCATTCTCAATCAGATCTGTAAATCTATTAGACTGAATATCAGCGTTAGAATACTTGCCGTTTTCAATTTCCTGAAACAAGTTGTTGTAGCTATTCTTCTTAAATCCTTTTGTAAATAGATTAACAATAATATCTACAATTCTAGCAAATAGACTTTTATTTGTAGGGGAAGTCTCTACTTTAATGTCTTTCTTCCAAGCTTCAAATTGGTCAGCTAAGTATTCTTCATATAGTGTATTCTCAAGCTCTTGCTCAGACATCTCCTCATACATGGGATCCATCTTGCGAAGAGCATTTAATGCACCCTTTAAGGTTTTATAAGAACGGTTTAAACCTGCCATCTTATAACCAGATGCAGATCTAAGCTTTTCGTTAACTTCTTTCTTTGCAATACTTAGATACTTACTGATTTCTTCCTCAGTAAGAAGCATTCTAAATACAGCGTGAAAAGCCTCATGGTACTTAAATGGAGTAGATGCACCAACTCTAATCTTTCCTTTAATCCCTGGGATATTTGTACCAAGAGCAGTAATACTCATAATAAACTCACCAACAGTGATGTTACCATTATGAAGATTATCTTGAAGAGTTTGTACTTGTTGTACGCTAATGTTTCTTGGAAGATTCTTAGTTACCCAATCAATGAACTCATCAATTTTAGTAGCGTCTTCTTCAGCGTACTGTTTAACAGGTTTACGAATTACCTTTTTAGCAGAGCCAGCGTTAAGCTTAGCTTCAATTTCTGCAAGTTCAGTAAGTATACTGGTTACTCTAGAGTCAGAGTCTCTTTGAGCAACTACCTCGGCAGCAGGAACACCAGATGCAAGAAGTTCTTTTCTTACTGTGTTTCTAATATCCTGTAATGATCTGTTAAGCTCAGCTCTTCTTTGAACAAGTCCTTCAGTTGGAGTTGCTGGTTCTTGGGGAGGAGCCATGTTTGCTGACTGTTGACCTAAGGCAGACAAAGCATCAATAGCGCCAGTATCTGTTTTTGCAGCTTGTTCAGCTTCTGCTTTCTTTCTTTTCTCTTCAAGAATAGCTCTGATATCTCCAAAACCAGACTGTTCAGCTTTCTCTTGCTTTTCAGACTCTTCAACTGCAGGCTTTTCTTTACTAAGAGGCTTGACTCTAAATGAAATATTACCTACAACTTCAGGCTTAACATCAGTCTCCATGTTAAGATCAACAAGCTGCTTAGCCTGAGCACCTTGAGAAATGCTAGTTCTAAAAGAAGATGTCTTAAACTGAATGTTTTTAATCTTGTAGTTCTTAATAACATCTCTATTGTTAGAGACGAGATCATTAAGATGATCTACAAAATCTTGCATATTTTCAAAGGGTTCTGCAACAATATCTCTAGAGCTATTAATTTCAAAAGCTCCTTTCATTGCAAGGTTATCTGCAAGTTGTAGAGTAAGTTGACCGGATGCGTTTACTCTGAGTTTGGCGTGCTGACCAGCACCAAGAGCAATGTACATCTTGCTATCAATGATGTCTTTGTTTGCCTCTGTGTTAGTATACGTAGCATTATCAACGTTAGCTACAGCATCTTGTGCAAGAGTTGCAAGACCTTCAAGTAATCCTGTTTGAGTAGCTTCATCTACTACAGGTGCCTTAAGTGATACAAAACGTACCTTACCGTTAGGCATCTCTACAGCAAGAATGTATCTACCTCTATTATCTAACTGGTTTGGTGAAGCTTCAAGTGCTGCATCAATTTTTGCTTTTGCTGCTTCTCTAGCTTTTCCACGAAGGGTAGTAAGTTCTACAAAACCTGTTTTCTTAGTACCTCTTGCATCTCCACCTTTTGCGGTGCTTGCTCTATCTATAATGTAGTAACCACCCTCAATCTGTGAGTACTGAAGTTGGTCCATAGTAACAACTTCATTTGGCTCAGCAAAAGCATAAGCTCCATCACCAATAACAAAAGATCCAAAGACTTTTGCTGTTTCTTCTGGAGAAAGAACTACTTCATTTTGACCAGCTAGTGCTTCATTTGCAAGCTCATAAATTCTAAATGCCTGATAAAACGCAGCATTAGCTTTACTTCTCAGCTCTGCAATTGGAGCTGCACCCTCACCTTGATACTTAAATACTCTTCTAAGAATTAAGCTATTTTTAAAAGCTTCATAGTATGGGATTGTATTTCCATCAGCATCTAAGAACTGAACGTTCTGAATACTTCTAGAGTAACCTATAACCTCACCGTCAAGAGTAATTCCAATTGCAAGCTTTTCTTTGCGTTCTTTAACGTGAGGATTGAACTTACCATCTACTGTTAGATATCCTTCTGACCAGTTATTGTTCTTGGTAATCTTCACTCCCATTCTTGAAAGGAGCTCCTCAGCAGGAGTATTTTCAAGAAGTTCTTTTACTCTTTTTTCAGCAAGCTTATCGGCAAGAGATCTAACTTCAGGATCATCAGTAGCTTTATCGAGAGTCTTTGCAGCTTCAGCAAGATCAGCTTCTGTACGAGCTGCATAAATCTTGGTATACTTCCAAAGGTCAAGAATCTTGTATTGCTCATTACTTTCAAAATCTTTGTACTGACCAGGAATCAATCTTTGATTGCCACTTACAAAAGTCTTTTCTTCTACAGTACCTACACGCTGGGCATTATTTAAGTCTTCAACAACTTGTAATCTAAGGATAGGTTTTATCGCAGGATTGGTCTCAGAATCTTTAATAGCTTTCTGTGCTTCCTTTCTAGTTGTAAGAACCTTATAGGTTACGCCTCTACCATTGTTTACAACTTGACCAGCGTAGAAAGCTACACCATTAAATAGAAACTTCTGGCTTTCTGCCGCATACTTTTCTGCAAGTTCTCTCTTACCAGCTTGAGCTTCATCAAGAGTTTTAAAAGACTTATCTCCAATAAAGTTTGATCTGTTATCTACAACATAGTAAACCTTTGTTGCCTGCTCATCTGTTCCTACTGTAGTACTAAGAATAAACAAACCATTATCTCCTTTAGTTGTCTCTAAATCATAACCAGCAGGACGAGTCTCATTTACAAATACATTAGGATCTGTAAGCAATCCACTAACTGCACCAATATTTAGATTGTACTTAATAAGAGTATCTCTAAGTCTAGAGCTGCCTTTATTGTCTTCAACCCACTGAGCTACAGAATCTGCAGTATTAGCGGCATTGTACATCTCCTGAATTTCAGTAAATGCTCTAATTGCATTCTCTCCAGCCGGTGTAAGCTCCCACTCTTGAAAACTCATTGCAGACTCTTGACCTCGTGTTGCACTATCGTACAACGCGTAGATGGCATTCTGAAAATAGGTGTCAAGATTATCTACAGCTTCACTTAAATTCTCACTAACCGTTTCAGCTTTTTGTGCATTTGATGCAGCTGTTTCTGCTGCAACAGTATCTCCTTCATTACCCTTCTGCTGTTCTTTTGCTTGATTGTAATACGCAGCAAGCGCAACCATAGCAATCATATACTCTGGATCTTCTGGTGTAATTAAATCAGTAGATCTTATAGAGTAGAACTTAGAAGGACGAATGTTCTTTTCTAGAAAAGCTTCAATCTCTTCAGGAGCTATAACAATTCCAGCTTTTGCAAGATTCTCGATAAAGCTTTTTTGCTTTTCGTTTAGATTAACTCTATCAACAATTGCTTGAGACTGAGTCTTTCTTTCTTCAAAAAGCGATTTTGCAACTTCAGAAATTCTAACTTGAGCATCTCTAAACCCTGCAGGATCCGCAAGAATATTATAAATACCTTGAAGATCTGCAGCACTTGAAACAAGTGTCTTGCTATCAAAGATCAAAGACAAAGTCTTTCTTGCATTTTGAGGATCTATAGTAGACCCTGTAGTTTTTGCAAGGTGCTCTAAGAACTTCTCGTATGCAGGCTGTATATAATTAAGCTTTCTTCTATCTGTATATACAGATCCGTCTTTTCTAGTAGTCTTAGACTTATCAATGCCCTCCTTCATTTCTTGAAGAATGGCAAGACGTTCTTTTTTATTATTAATTATTGCTTGCTGTTCAGCGTCTTCTGTAGTAAGAAGAGTTTCTTTTTTAAGAACTTCAATTTCATTAAGAAGCGAATCCTCATCAAACATTACAGCAAAGTCACTGTAAGCAGCCTTAGCTACAGCAGGATTAGCCTTTACTTCATTAATGATAGATTCATTTCTTTCAAAGTGTCTCTTAATAGCGTGCTTGTAGAAAAGCATCTGACGCTTTGCTTCTTCAACTGCATGATAAGAGTGAACCTCCGCCTCATACTCTGGAGTTCCTTTCTGATAAAGAGAAGGTTTGTATTGATTCTTAACTTCTTTCTCAATAGTTATAAAGTCTTTTGCAAGCTCCTGCATTCTATTGATAACCTTGTCAAGCTTAGCAACTGTTTCCTCTTCTGTTCTAGAAGAAAGTTGAGGAATAGCCTCTTTAATTTCTTGGAAAGAAAGCTTCTTAAGATCTGACAGATACTTAATGTGCTCATTCATAGCACCAGTTCTCATCAGCATGTGCGCCTTTTCAAAAAGAGCAGCGTCTTTTGCGTGCTGTTGTGCAAGCTGCTCGTTATTTAAGCCAGCTTCCATCGCAGTATTTCCAATCTTTCTTGCTCTACCAAATGCTTGAGCAAGACTTTTGTAGAATGAATCTACGTCATTACCTACCTCATTAAGAGAATCTAGAATCTTTTGATCTCTTTTTGCCTCTTCAGCTTTCTTTTCTTGATAAGCTTTAGGATCGTATACCCTTGAAATAAGATTAGGAACATTGTAAACTCCTTTAGTTACTGGAGTAACAACACCACCCATTAAGAAACCAGAAAGGAATGTTTCTAAACCTTGTGCACTGTACTGCTCTTTAGTTGCTCTTCCGAGACTTGCAGACCAACTTGCAGCTGAAGCAAAACCCGGATCATTTACGTCATGCGTATAATAGTCCTTAGCTGCAGCTGATATAATTTCTTGACCAATCTCTTGAATACCTTCAGAGAAGTTGCCTGCAGCATATGTAGTTAAGTACCCAGTGGCGCCTTTTAATGAAGGTTTCTTTGCAAAATTTACAGCAGCTTTAAATGCTCCAGGCTTCTTCTCATAAAGAATCTTGCCCTTCTCTGCAGCTTTCCTAGTAAACCTACCAAGAACACCATCTCCAGCAATCTCAGCTACGTCTCCTAAAGGGGTATAACCTTTAAACAGAGTACCAAAAGTAATTTCGTTTGTTGCATAGATTAGAGGAGCGTTAGTTAATGCTGTAGTATTTGCAGCAGCATACGATTTCTCTTCAATATCTTGCATCTCCTGGCCCACAGGAGCTCTTCCATTTGTCTGAATAAACTTATTGGTAAGCTCGTCTTTAACTTCTTGCTCTACCATACCTGCTTCAAGCTTTGACTCAGACCAAGTCATTGAGGCAGCTTTAACGTCTTTATAGAATGCACCAAAACCTCTGGTAGTCTTAGCAAGATTAGTCATCTTGTATATCTGACCTTCAGTAGCAGCAAGCTCTTTTGCAAACTGCATTGTATTCTCTAGTGGATTAAGACCAGAAACAGTGCTCTGCCAGAATCTTTTCAGTTTAGTTACATCTTGTGCGGCGTCAATAGCATTAGTAACTTTTTTTACGCTGTTACTTGCTTTGTATATATCCCAAACACCACCAAGAGCTTTTGTAAATTGTGCTGTTTTACCAACCGCTGCTGCACCTGTAACTGGAGCTGCTGTACCACCACTTAGATATGTAAGACCAGCAAGAGCTAATTCTGTAGTAAAGTAGTCGGTAATAATACCAAACGTATACGCAGAGTTTAGCAGGAGGTTATTACCAAAACCAACTAAACCACCACGAGTACTGCTTCCAATGTTAGAAGCTTTTTCATAGGTCTTAGAGATATCATCAGAGTATGAAAAGTTCTCACCCTGAAAAATATCACCTATTGTTTCATAGGTGCCTACAAAACCAGCACCAAAAAGTTTCCCAAATTGGGAACCCATTCTTGCATAGTCCTCAGTCCAGTGAGAGTTTTCATTATAAAAGGTTTCATTATCTCTAAGAGGATTGAAACCTAGCTTGTTAAAAGATGGATGACTATAGTATCTATCAAAGTTGACAACATCTTTACCAAAGGTGATTGGTTCCTGGTAGCCTGGTGCCCTATAAGTCTGACTTAAATCAAAAGGCTTGTTTGCAAGCGATTCAATATTTTTAACTGGATCATTGGTAAAACCTCCACTGGTAGAAAACCATTGAGGATTGTCACCTTTAAACTGCTCAAGCATTCTGAGCGATCTTTCAAGTCCAGCTTCTGCTCCACTAGGAGCACTAACGCCATACGCGTTTGTCAGAGAAGTAGGACCACCCAAGCTATTAGTCATATCAGCCATTGTGGTATTTTTAAAATGTTTATTTTACTAGTGTGCCTTTATCTTTTACTGCGCCGTTATTTCCTTTAAAGTTTCTTTCAACTTGTTCGTTAATTTTTGATGCTGCCTGTAAGTTAGCAGTCCACTGATCAAGAATAGCTTCATACTGACCTGGAACAAGAGATGGCAATACCTGACTTGAACGGTTAGTTATTACTTTTCCTGTAGATGGATCAATAGCTCCAAAAGCTTGAGTAACCTCTACACTACCATCAAGCAACTCTCTCATATAAATAGATGAGTTGTAAGGACCATCCTGATAGTAAGTACCCATAGGATTTTGTCTCATAGTAGCTTCAACTCCATCAACCTTTTGGTTAGAGTATCTATAAGAGCTTTGATCAAAGTCTTTATCAAAAGAGATAGAAAACTGGAGATTCTTAGCAAAGTCACTTTCTTCATCAATAAGAAATCCTTTGTCAGGATCTCCTACCCATTTCTTTGCATATTCACTATCAAGAGTAAGTGTGTAACCCGCTTTTGCAGGATCTCCTCCAGCAACTGATTGATATTGTAGTGAGAATATAGGAGCTCCAGAGGCATCCTTACCTTGTCTAGCAACAATATCTGCAATTACTCTTTGGTACACATCCGCCATTCCAGGATCATTATCACCAATCTGTGCAAGATTGCCAGACTGAAATATCGCATTTCCAGATCTTCTAGCATTCTGTAAAGTAAGAGCCATCTCATTCATCATCTTGGCTGCATCAGGATTAAGAGCCTGACCATTAAATACAGTTGTATATCCAGGATACATACCGCTTCCTGCACCAAGACCTTCTACACCACCAAATAGTTTTTGTCTAGCGCTTGAAGTCATGTACTTATTATAGTGCTCTGTATAATTTTTTAGAGTTCTATTGTACTCATCAGCAGCATCTTCTCTAACATCCTCTATAGACTCTCCTTCAATTCTTGCGTAAGCTGCAGTATATTCAGCAAGTGATACAGGGCGACCTGTTGATCTGTTAATAAATGCTGAACCAGCAGTAGCGTTTGCAAGCTTCTTTGCATTCTCTTGTTGTGAAGCAAAACTGTTCCAAATATTTATGTCAGCTTCATCAACTTCTGATGAAACTTTACTATAACTAGCCACGTTTCTTTGAATCTTAGAACGTAGAGTCATAAGATCAGCATTATTCTTAATTGCAGGATTGGTTGAAGAGTTATTATGAGCTTCTAAATAAGCATTCATAATAAACTGACGACCTTCTGGAGTAGCTGCAAGAGCGTTTAAATCTTTAAAGGGAACAGCCTGACCATTATATTCAACAGCTTCCCTGCCAAGTATTCTACTATAGTTCTGAAGATACATTGCTTGATCTTTAAGAATCTGCCCTTCATAACTAGTTAAAGCTTGCTCGTTTGCTGCACCGGCTGGCATTTCATCAACAGCAAGTCCACCTGGAGCTTCTGGACTTACCATAACGCCACTACCAGATCCAACAAGAGCACCAAGATTGAGACCTGAAGTTCCACCTGTTCCTTTAGCAGCTTCTTCATCCATCTTCCAAAGATGCTCAAGATAACCTTTTTGAATACCAAGTCTAAATTCAAGCTGTTTCATTTGCTGATCAAAACCAAACTTCTGTTGGTTAAGAGCAAACTGATCCTCTTCCATTTTAACTTGATAACCTTTATAAGCTTGTGCTCTTGCGGCATTCTCAACTTGAGAGTTAAGATTATTAAGATAAAATGTGCTCAATGCTTTATTACGCATCTCTTGCATATTAGCAGCTGGAGTAATAATAGCTTGTACCTGCTCACTCTGTTCTTGATTATCAAGACTAGTTAAAGCTTGGATCTTTCTAAGATATTCAACGTGATCATTAGATCCTGGTACAACGCCATCCTTAGATATCACAGCTTCATGACCTTCAATATCATCTTTAAGCTGTTGACGACTGCTAACAATCTTTCCAAAAAAGTCTCGTTGAACCAGACCTTCATTCTCAGAAATGATTTGCTCTGCATAAGCAAGTCTAGCTGCATCTTCATTGCCGTAAACTCCTAAGTTCTGATTTACAAAATCATGTTCACCAACATTGTACATTGTTCTGTACATAGCGCTGACGTTAGGATCGTTTTGAAGAGCTGCACTAATTGCCATTTTATACGGTCCATATGCAATGGGACCATTAGAAGTATGTATAAGATATCCACCTTGCTTTGAAGGCATAATCATAGCATCACTTCCAAACTGCTGCTTTACAATTTCATTTGCCCTTGTAAAGACATCTACCTTTTCAGTATATCTAGGAACACCGATATTCTTAATCTGATCAACGGGTGAACTCTTAAACTTCTGCTTAATAATATCTAGCTCCTTTACACCAGCTTCCCAATACTTAGATCTTTCATTAGGATCTGTAGAGTTTCTAAATCTTTCTGCAGAAGATAACTGATTATTAAAAACCTTCGTCCACTGCATATCATAAGGAATGTATTCATCATCCAAAATAGGATTAAATACATTAGTAGCTTGCTCTACAACATTTGGCATTGCCAAATCCATAGATGCAATTCTATTTATCTGAGCTTGAGCTTGCTTAAAATATTGATCTCTTCTTTCAATGTTAGAATCATTACTCATAGGAGAGTTTAGAAGAGTACCGTAAAGGTTTTCAATTTTAGCCAAGTTAGTATCATAGCGCTGCTGAGCAGTGCTAGCCACCTTCAGTAAAAAATCCCAGTTGGGTCTGAAGGGCTCAATCTTAGCTACTGAGGGCTGTGTTAGGTAACTTGCCATATTATATTATTAATATACTCAAAATCCTTGAAGTTTATTAAACTATAAAAGTTTAACGTCCTTGATTTCGCATCATTTGCATATACATCATCATCATACGAGGATCCATTGTACTTGCGTCTACACCAGGAGTTTGAGAATTTCCACTAATATACTGTTTTGAATACATTTCTGCTACTTTATCAGCAGTTACGTCTGGAAATCTATTACGATATTCAGCAAAAGTCGGAACTGCAGAACCAGCGCTTCCTGGTGTTAGTTTAGTTTTAGCAGCACCTGGATTAGGAACAATAGTACCATACCCTCTCGTATCTACTCTATAGTTAGGAGTCATATACGGAAAGCTTTTAGCAAGTGCCCAGTTAGTCATAAGATTCTGAACAGCCGGTAGAGTATTCTGAAGCATATTCATAGAACGCTCTTTATCATAGTTATCAGCTGCAAGAACGTTTTGATCATATCCTGTTTTTTGCAACTGAGTATTAATCATCTGTTCTCTTGCTGCCATTTCAGCACTTGCTCCAGCCATCTGATTTGCTATACCAACATTCTGCATACCAATGTTACTAATGTTTCCTATCTGTTTGTCTGCACTTTGACCTTGCGTCATTGCGTTCATAGCTCTTGCTACAGATTCATTACCAGCAAATACATTAGAAGCATCCATTGCCATCTGAGCAGAACTTTGTGCAGCAGCATTAGCATATCTTGGATCAAGAAAAGTAGGTCTTACTCTTGGTAATTGAACCTGAGGAGTCCAAGATGGATACTTGTTTATAAATGCATTATTTGCAAAAGCCGAAGCTACAGCAATCTCATCTTGTGGAAAAGGCGGAGTGTACGGAGGTTCAGCAGGAGGTATTTCTGTAGGTGGTTCTAATGGTGGTACAGGAGGTGTTTTCGGTGGAGTTGCCGGTGGTGTTTTAGGTGGTGGCACATCCGTATACTCAAACGCACCCATATTTACAGACCTTTCACCTGCTTTTGCATCTCTAAGTTCAGAACGGTGTACTCCGGTTGTGCCAGGAGCTGCAAAAGTGTATCTTCTTTTTAACAGATTAATTTCTTCTGGTGAAAGAGTTTGACCTTTAGCTTGTCTGTCAGCAATAAAAGCATCAATTCGTGGTTGATTATATTGAGTAATATAATCCTGAAGATTACCAAAAGCTTCGTCTTCAGCTTTCAGTTGTCTAACATTACCTGAAGCATCGTAAAGACCACTAACATCTGCACCGCGATCTTTCCAGTACTGATAAAACTGTGGTAATCTAGCCGCAGCACCTTCATAAGCTCCTGAGGAAGGATTAAAAGCTTGTGTATTTGCGTACAGACTTGTGTTTGGATCAGAGGCCCACCCTTCAGGAAGTGTAGGGTTTGCACCATATCTGGTTAAAACCTCTAATGCCTCTTTATCAATAGCTTTAATCTCTTGTTTTCTTGGGGTAGGTGTGCTTGTTGATCCAGCAGATCTTGTTGTTGAAGAAGCTGTACCTTGATCTTTTGTTCTTTGAGCTATTGCTGCTTCTCTTGTATCATAGTCTACACCATTGTATCTGTAACGAGTTACACCATTAACCGTAAAAGGCGTAATGGGTCCACCCTTTTCATACTTTGGTCCACCGTATTTAAAAGATTCGCCCCACACAGTATCTTGAGGTGCAGACAGCTGGTTGTTTAAATCTTGAAGACTTTGTACACCAGACTTCTTGTCTTTTGATTTACCGCTTTTTGCAGGAACTGTATAGTTTTCGTTAGCTTGAGGATAATAAAAACTTCCATCACCTGCTGGTAAACCTATCATTCCTTGAGCAAAGGCTTGTTGAAGAGCTTCTGCAGGAAGATAAGTTTCTCTACCTTCCTCGTTTTTAACTTTAACCTGAAATCCTCCAGATAACTCTTGATCTCTAGAAATAAAAGGATTTACAACAGAGTATTGCTGAGCTTCAGAAAAAACTCCAGGAGCTTCATATATAAAGCTTGTATTTGGAGCTAGATTAAAATTCTGAGTTTCTCCAAATTGATTGTTATATGTTCCAAGAGAGTATGCGCTAGGAACTTCATTTTGAACTCCCTGCATTCTAGAAAAAGAAACAGGCTGATACTGATAGTATTTTTTTGATGCAAAAGGATTATCGCTCATCATGGCTCTTTCATCCACAGGAGTAACACCTCTCCAGTTCATCTGCTTTCCAGGTTTTCCAATAGCAGCGTTTGCAATACCTTGATTCAAGTATGTGTCTGAAGGAATATATACTTCGCCGTTACCTGCCTCATTTGTATATATATTGTAGTTCTCTTTAAAAGGATTCCACTTACCAGCAACTCTACTAGACATGTAGGGTTGATCATTAATATATACTCGTTCTCCTTTTCTAAATTGTAGGGGAAGTTTTTCAGCAACTACAGTAGCTTCCGGAAGAGTTTCATTATCTACTTGTTCACCCTCTTGATACATCTTAACCTGAGCACCGTACTTAGCTTGTTGCATACCTCCAGGCATAACACTATCAGATGTTGCAATACCGTTTAGCTGAGCATATAAACTTGCAATTTGAGGAATACCATCAGGAAAATTCTTCTTTGCTTCTTGAGCCATAGCAAGACCACCCAGCTTATAGGTCTTATTAAACATGTTTAATGCAGCTGTGCTCTGCTCAAGCTTATCAGAGTTCTTATCCATAAGAGCTCTTTTATCATCGTTCATGTCGATGTACTGCTTAGCAATTTCTGCTGGGGTATAAGACTTGCTTTCAGATTTATTAAAGAAGGAGTTAAGTTCTTTACCAATCTTCATCTTCGGAGTGTCAGAAAAAATAAATGATCCTGCACTTTCTTTCATTTTAACACCACCTTGTGAGTGACGCTTGCCCTCAATAGCATAGTGCTCAGGAAGACCATCACCAGTCTTATCTGTTACAATGGTTTCACCACCTTCTGCTTCAAGGTTAAAGTCTTTAGTTTCTGAAACATCCCTTAGTACATTACCTCCAGTCATCATCTTATGATCAGAGTCTCTCATGATAGTACCATCCGGCATCATGTGATAACCAGCAGGAAGTTTATTGATTTTAATTTTACGTGCCATCTTAATCAAGAATTTCTATATCAGCACCTTGAGCAATAAGCTCACGGAGAATTTCATCATCAACCATTGCTACAGTACCACCCTGCTGAGCATATGTAGGATTAGGTCTAGCTACATTAACAAAAGGATTCCAATAACGTGCGTCATTTTTAAATCCTTGATTGTCCATTCTAAACTGACCTGTATTTACATCGTAATCACCACGATCTTCCATACCCTGAGGAGTTGGAGAAAACACATTGTCAGCGGTTCTTTGATTGTTAAAGTACTTTTGCTGACGGCGATCTTCTACACCTGCTGCAATATTTTGCAGAGCACCTAATCCAAAGTTTACAGCAAGAGCTCCATTTTGATCCCACCATGAAGGACCCTGAGGTGCTTCCATGGGTTCAATAGGAGAAGATCTTTGTACTTGCATAGGAGGAAGTGGTTTACTAAAATCCCAAACCTGATGCAAAGCTTTTGGTTGAAGATCAATAGGTGTATCCATTTCTCCTACAAAAGGATCTCCAAGATATTGTCCAGCAAATTGATAGTTTGGTATTTCCATACCATAAGCTGCTTTACTAGTATTAAGAACAAATTGTGCTCTCTTTCTAGTAGTCTCATTTACGCTATCTGGATTTTTCTTTACATGCTTAGCATACGCAAGTGCACTATCAAATCCAGCACGTTTAGCTTGCTCTGTAAAACTTCCTACAGTTCCTTTTGCTTTCATGCGATCAGTAGCTTCTTTAATCCAACCGCCTTCTGCGTACTTCATTGTACCACCACATTCAAAGCATCCGCCCATCTCAGCTTTTCTCCAACCACCACCGCGTTCTTTATACCACTTAGCAGCAAATCCATTTGCATATGCTGAAGGATATACATCGTACTTAGCTTTAGCTGCTGCTTTAGCTCTGCTCCAAAGTCCTGGATTAGTAGGTTTATTCTCACCACCAGATTTCATGTTCTCAATAATCTGCTGCTGTACTGCAGGAGGAAGAGCTCTAAATCCTGGATTATCTATTCCGCCACCATTTGCATAAAAGTCTTGAGAGTTTTCATTAAACCACTCACCACCAAAGTTCATGTTAGACATAATCTTTGCCTGCACAAACGCAGGTAATGCCTGAAATCCTGGATTCTGTGGTTCGCCACCTTCTTTCCAAGTACCAAATCTTTTATGCCAGTAAAGAGGACTAAACGGATCATTAGCTTTAGCAGAATCTCTTCCACCCATACGATCCCAAAATCTTTCTTTACGCTTCTCAGAACCATGCTGAGTAAAGTCTTTCATTCCTTTATATCCGCCGTGTACTACTTTGTACTTGTCTCCTTTTTTAGCAAGTACCATCCATTTTTTACCAGGACGATCTGACTGTTTTTTTACTCCTACTTTATTAAATCCCATATTCTTATAACGTTCTGGGATACCACCTCCTTGTGCAAACATTTGCTCTAAGTCAGCATCAAAAGGTGTAGACATCATATCAAGCATTTGTTGCTCTTGCTGAAGTAAGGATGCTTGTTGAGCAGGTGTCATACCTGTAAACTTACCGGCATGAACAACACCACCAGATCCTATTACAGGTAGATTAAAAGGAGATTGAAAATTGTTCATATTAAAACAAAGTTAGTAGAAGTACAGTGTCTACAATATTAATATACAGCTTTTAGCTTTAATGACATAGTTATTAGTATAGATCTGATCGGAATCTAGGTATACTTCCACCATATTCTGACCGCTTATGTTGATATGATATTCGCTGACTTGATGTCTTTTCTCTTTTGAATTTTGCCTTTTCTGTTGATGAAAGTTCTGAAGCTGTTTTAGGTGTTTTAGAATTTACTCTTTTGCTAGGTCTGCATGCAGGATATCCTTTACGCTTTTCACCAGACTGTCTTCCACACTCTTTGCCTGTCTTTACATCTACCCATTTCTCAGCAAACCATCTGTCAAGTCCACCATGTTGACCGCCACCTTTATAGTAATATCTATCATAGAACTCATATGGATTGGTCAGAGTATTTAAGGGACCTTCAAAATCATATCTATCATAAATAGATATGTAATTACCTTTTTCATCTTTGCCTCTACCTATTGTAAAGTTTTGAAGAGGATCAATCTGAGAAAACTCTTCTCTAGGCATAAATCCTTCACGAATATATGGAGCTAAAGAAGGTAATACTATAGATTGTCCTTCTTGAATATTTCTCTTCTTCGCTTCTGCAATCAAAAGTTGAGGATCAATTACATCTCTATTTAGAGTATAGTATTGTGCATCCGCATCTTTAGCTTTAGTAGGTTTATACTTAGATGGAATTATATAATGAGATTGTGTAGGATTACCCAATGCTCTTTGCCAAGCCTCTTCTCCAATACTGTATCTACCATCAGGATCTCTTAAAGGTGGTGCGTTTAAACCAAGTACACCTTTTGTAAGATTAACAGCACCACTTACAATACCAGGATACTCGACAGGTCTGATATTTTGAAACAACCAAGGTCTTGCAGCACCCTGTGCTTTAATTGCAAGAGGAGCTAATGTTGGACTAGTATACATAGCATTCATTGCTGCGCTAGTTACATCATCTAAAGCTTGGTTAACTATTGGACCTAAGTAATCTGCTGCAGATGCTATAGCATATATTGTAGGATTAACTATATAATCATCAAACGCATTTCCTTTACGCATTTGTAGTTGTTCACCACCTCCTTGCTTATAGCCAGAACTATATGTAGTTGGTTGAGGTCTTTCAGTTCTTGTGTTTTTATATCTAGGAAAAGAATATGTTGCCTTGATAGCACCATATGGTTCAGATTTAAACTGACCCATATCACCATATTTATCCCCAATACCTACACCAAGATCTCCTTCGATACTGAGTCTTCCACGATTATCTAACTCTTTTTCGTACTGTGCATTTAATCCTGCTGTAAGTCTAGGTCTAATATTATTATAAGCAAGTTGATTACTCGTTCCATCAAACTCTGTATAATCATTAGTTTGCCAGTTAACACCACCATAAGGTCCCCAAGAAAGTTCTTCTCTTCTATTATCAATAGGATTAAACCTTTTACCTCCTTGTGCTCTAATGCTGGCACCACGTAGAGGATCTAGACCAAGTCTAATCATTCCTTGAGTACCGTACTTCTGATTATCGTAATCTAAACCAACAGCAACGCCAGGACCTTGTTTAGTACCAAATACTTCTCCGTAATATTTAGAATCATCTTGAGGATTCATCATATATCTAAAGGCAGCAGCAGGAGAATCATACATAGAATCATAACCTAATGATAGACTTGTTTGTCCACCTTGCTGCATGCTATTAGCCATCCTCAAGAATTCATACTTGTTGTATGTAACATTCTCTCTATTAAAATTAGATATCATCTGTCTAGCAATTTTGCGCCTGTTCTGAGGATCTTTTACTTGTACAAGGATATCAGCAATGCCTTCAATCATTTCACGATCATTATTCTCCTCACCACCTTCTTTAAAAACAGGAATCTCAAATACCTGATTACCAGGGAATTGATATTCACCACCAGGATACATCATCTGAGTATTGCCCATATCATCCATACCAAATACAGGAAAGTCTACATCCTGCATGGTAATTCTACCAGAAGGAATGACATTGTATTTATTGTATAGATCTGGGCTATATCTTTTGTATCCTAGCTTAGAGTACTTCATCGCAGAGAATATTGAACTTTAGTATTGTTAATCTTTATAGAAAGTCTATTTGGACCACAAACCGTTCTTCTAAGTAGAACACTGTTTGTTGTTTGCCTAAACTTCTTATGCTGATGAGCAGGTTTTGCATAATCAACATTAGCAAGATTTATTTGACGAATATAACCGTTTGGTTCCGTATTAAAAATTGAAAGTCTTGTATTTGTAAACTCTCCTCTATCTCTTGTGATGTCCCAGAACTGATTAAACCTAAACTTGTTTTCCTCTTTAGAGTAAAGAATATCTATAAATGACAAGTTTGTTCTAGGATAAGTAAGAATTAGAGGCGCATTATTCTTGGGAGTAAGATTTAATCTTAACAAACCTGAAATCTGCTCACTATTAAATACAATCGCCTGATCAAAATTGCTATCAAGAACGTGATGTGTATCTCTACAATCGTTTTTATACTGGTGTGCTTCAAGTTGGTATTCAAAGCTTCTTACAGTTGAAACGTTTGCTCCTGTAGTAGATGTAACCTCAATCTCAAAAGGATAGTCTACACCATAGAAAGTACAGAATCTATCACAAGTTTGATTGTGCTTATAGATCTCATTGTCATAAGTAGTTAAGAAATGAGAAGTGCTGGGCATTGACAAGTACGGATGCCAATCGTGGAATGATACAAATTCTTTAGTCTTAGTATCAAAACTTAAAGTCCAACTGGCGTCATCAAAATAAAGCGGATCACCACCCTTAACAGTAAGCATGTTATCTACAAAGAAGTAGTTGCCTCCGATATATGTAACACGCTCCCTATAGTCTGGCTTTACTATGAAGTCTTTCTTACAGAAGTATACAATAGCATCCGTATTATCATAAGTCGTCTGCATACCAACACCATCAACTGGATTATCTACTGCAGTGTAAGTCGGAAACTGATCGGTAATCTTATATGGCATGTACTCATGTAACCACCATTTCATTCCTGTAGCACCAAGATCAAGGAGCTGTCCTGCAAACAAGAATATTCTACCTTGATTCTGAGAAGTCCAGAACACACCAGCAGGTGTAGATATAACAGAAAGCCTATCTTGACAACTTCCATATTCATATGTTGTATCAGCATTTACAATTCTCTGTGGAGAATTTGCAAATAGACCACCATCACCAATTGTAATCTTAACGTTGTTGTCTGTTTTTAAAGTATCAACACCTCTGAACTGCATTGGTGGTGCACTATTAAATAAAATAAGAGAACCTGTTTCGTTTATTTCTTTAATAGCAACAACCTTACTTGAGAAGTCATAATAGTTTAAAGGAAGAAAAACCCTCCAGCCATCTTTCTTAGAAGAACTGGTTTCAGGTAATGAGTAAAGAACTCTATTGTCAACCTTCACATAGCACTCTGAAGATACTGTTGGATCGTAATCTTGTGTCTGTAGTGAGCCCCAAGATACAAGCTGACCCCAATACTTATTTACACTAAGAGAATAATCATACTTCCAGAAGTTTCCTACTTTAATTTGAGAAGGTCTAAACAAGCTGTCAAGATCTGTGTATTCTTTGTGATTATAAAATCTACTAGCTTCTGTGTCCTCGTGATCTCTTTGTGCAAGATTCACTTCAGACTCTACCCAAAAATCTCTAATACCTGAGTTAAACAAATAGAAGTATCTATTTTTAACAGCAAGAGAAAGCCCGATTAGATTACATTTTGTGGGATCACCATCAAGAGCATAATCGTCATTTGGAAAAGCATTACTAAAATCAAGACGAGCAAGTCCAGAAAAGAACTCTGTAAAATCATACTTCTCACTATTCATCCAGAACCAAGGATAAGCAACATTTACATATTGTCTGTAATCAAACTCAGTTCCATCTGGTTGATTCATCATCCAGTTATAGAAGTAGAAGAAAGTATTCTTTTCTGTATAGCGACCAACATATGTGTCACCACCAAATAAAATATCAGATTTAAAAGTCTGACCCGGTGAAGTAATTGTTACTTTCTGAACGCAGTTTGTAATTGGTACTTGTCTTATAGTGTAGAGCTGTCCATACTGATTCTCAAGGTTATATTTAAGACCTACGTACAAACTTGATATAGTTGTAGATCTTGTTCTTGTAGGTTCTTTCCAGTCATTATTTGTACCAATAGTATAGCGACTTGTGTCAACTGTAGTTGGTCTAGCAAGATCTGCAGTAAGCTTTATACCAACGGAATCAGAGCGATAAAGATTGTTTACTCTCTCTAAAGAAAACTCTTGAATCTGAGGACGAAGATAAACAGAGTCATCAATTAGACGACGTCTGTTACCGTTAGCAACACATAAAAAATCATTATAGTAACCGTGAGACTTATAATGATATGCATACTGTCTGTACGGTAAAATATTTTGAATGATGTCAAGAGTTCTGTTAGCACCATTAGACATATGATATGCTGTTATCCAAGTAGCATTTACAACTCTAAGAAGAGTTGGAATCTCTTGTGTTTCACTGCTTTCATATGTTCTTTCAGTTGTACTACCATTAGTCATTGGAACAACATCCATAGTAGTATTAAAAATCTTCCTTGCACCACGTACAGCAACAGGATATAAAGTACCACCTGTTGCAAACAAATCCGCAACTCTTACTACATCTCCAACAAGTGCTAATGCACCAGCTAAGATTCCTTCTGCAATACCTTTTGCAATAGATCTACCAGCGGCAGTAGCAGCTCTTGTTCCAGTTCCAACAGGGGATTCAGAACCTTCGTTTCTTGCTGAAGTATCTGTAACTTTTGTTGTAGTCTTACCATGCATTTGGGTAAGAGTATAACCAAGAGCTAAAGTAGAAGAAAGAAAGAAAGCAGTATTTCTTAACAACTTATGTTTAGGGTGACCTTCTACAGTATCAAAATTACCAGTACTTAAACCCTTGTACTCACCATACACTTTTAACTCAGTTGGAGAGAGAAAGGGATTTTTAAATGATGTGTCTGGAGAATGAAAAGTAAAGGCGTTATCTCTAAACGTACCCATACTTTTTCCGTTGTGATTTCCAATCTTACAAGCACCATCAGTCTGAACTGTAGAAAGGAAGGGATCAATCCTTAAATCATTATATGGATAGTTTGGGTAAAGAGACTTTCTTCCATTACTATTAGGAATCTCATACTCACCCATGTTGTTAATGATTCCTTTTGCAACAATAGACTTGTTACCATCTCTTGTAGCTCTTAGGATTTCATATCCAACAATACCCGGAATAATGTTTCCTTGATTGTCTACGGGTGGTTTAATATTTTCAAATCTTACACCAAGTACTCTGAGACGATCCTTGTTATCATTAATAAGTTTGACACTTGGATCAGTGCACTCTTCTGGAAACTTGTGATGTCTAATAGGTTTACCGCACAATGGTCCCCAAATGTCTGGCCTGTCATCAGGATATTGTTCAACAGACTCCCAGTAACCCATTCTTCCTTCTTTGATGATTACGCCACCATCAGGAAGAATACCACCAACAGTTGGTAGAGGTGCTGCAGTATTATAAACCTGCCAACGTCTTGGAGTACCACTTGAAACAGGAAGAGCATCTGCACCTTGAGTTATCTGTAAATCAGAAGCTGTAGATACACGACCTGGTATATGATAAGAAGCAGATTTATCACCTGTATTATAGACCCAACGAATGAAGAAAGCATACTGCTCATCTCTAAGATATCCTACAACATTACCACCATTATGATAATAGTCAGTAGAATACTCTACAGAAACCCACTTGGTTGTAATGTTATTAGCAATAGGCTGGTAGTTAAAATCAAACTTGCCTGTTGGAGCTACTCTAAATAGATATCCATTAGCTTCAAACATTGCTTCTGATTTCTCAAAAGCAGGGTTACTTATAACAAGATTTGCTGTAGGAATTACAGGAAGAGAATTATCAAAGTAATCAATAACAACTCTAGAAGTTCTGGTATCGTAATATCCAATTCTTCTACCTTCAGTTTGCTCATTAGCAAAAACAATAAGCGCTAATTCAAACTGATCAAAACGCTGATCAAGATCTCCGATAGTAACCTCTAAAGAACCTTCACCATTATCATGAGTAAACAAAGACTGAAGATTAGAAACTCCAATGTAGTCTGTTACTCTTTGCTGATCAATAGTGTATGCAATAAATACTTGATACGTACCGTTTACCAAAGTACCTCCATCTGGAAGTTGATTTAGCTTTACACAAGGTGCGCTAACAAGTTTGGCTAATCTAAGCTCTTCGCAATCAAGCTCTAAAGGATAGATAAGATCGTAAGTAGTACAATCATTAACTGTTGTAGCAATCTTTTTAAATGGTGGTTCATCAAGATTCATTGTTCTACTTGGGTTCTTACCATCATCCCAGTATACTTGCGTAGTACAATCAAAGTTACCTTTTGATACGCCCTTTATAAGATTTTGTGTAGAGAAGGAAAGACAAGGATCATTTACAACAGTAGTGTAAGAACACAGCTTTTCATCAAAGATTCCAATTTCTGAATTTTGGTTATCTGTAGAATAAATTGCCCAACTACCCTCACCAAGAGATATAGTTCCTATAATTGTATAAGGTGCTGATTGACAGATTGTATTTGCAATCTCACTAGAAAGAACACCAAGTCTACCATCTTCAGTATTGTGTACAGCATTTCTAGCATGTGTCCATGCACCATCTGGTACTAGACCATATTCACCGTCTTTATATAAACCTTTGTTAAACGTGTTTAGCTTAACATCTGATGTGCTGTTATCCTGCTTTGCCATAACTCAAAAAATTAGTTTTGTATAACAGGAAAACTCTTGAACATATTTACATACTTGTGGTATTGTGCTTTTCTATTTACCTCCCACAGTTTGCGCATTTCAGCAAAGTCTGGCGTATTAACAATAGACAAAGCATTATTTCTAGCAGCTCTTAATCTCTGCTCAATAAGTGTCATTTTCTGAACTACGTCTTCTCCGGCAAAGTACATGTTTTCAAGAATGCGCTGCTTAATTGCATATTCATAATATTCATTAAGCATAGGATGATCTACAACTAATAGATTACCATCCTCATCTTCCATTGCACCCTGGTAGTTAATGTAAACACTACCGGTTTTAAAAGGAGTTCTTAAAAACCCATCTTTAATTTCTGCACTATCTGCAGGACCTGTATATTTATTTGGACAGCTAGGATCCAAACTACTTCCAGACTTAATTCTTAAAGAACCAAAAGTTTTGTAAACTCTGGTTTCAAACTTTGTTTTCTGAATAAGCTGATAGTAGTTACCACAGTCTGTCATACATACAGAACTATCTACCGGACAATCATCATCGTTTAATACTACGTCACCTGGATCAAGAATTCTTTCCTCAATCTCTGTACCGCTTAGTATTGGTTCCTTTACTTCATAGGTACCACACTGATAAGCAAAGTTAAGAACATAAAAATCAGAAGGAAGCTTGGCTTTATAGTTCTCGATTTCTAGTAAATGCTCTTTTTGAGAGTGTATTCTAAGACCAAGATCGTAGTTAACTCTTGTAGCAACTTTAATAAGCTGCTGTGGTTCAATCATTCCTTCAAGACTGTAGCTACCAAAGTCTACACTTACATCCTCAAGGAGCTGATCAAAAGATCTATAGTTAATGTAGCGTGCCATTATCTTGCAATGTTCTGTTTATTGTGCTCACCATCTGAAGGATAGCTTGCAGTACTCATGATATCTTTTAATACGTTTTGCTCAATCTCTGCAAAGAGAAAGTCAGGGACGTTAAAAGGTTGTGATTGACGAGGGTCACAGTCATCTTTAGGATCGCAGTTCCACTTTGTAACATCATCTTCAAAGATGCCCTCTATAAGAATTGCATCCCATGGAATGTTGGGCATATACAAGTAACCATTAAGAAACCAGTAATACTTAGTATTGTTATACTTAAAGCTGGTAGTCTTGGTCATAGAAGTATATGTACCAGGGTGTGTAGGTTGCAGCTCAATTGAGGTATCAATAGAACTCACAGTTCTAATGATAGGTCCCCAATAACCCTGCATAAAATTTGGAAGCTTTTCCTTAGTGCGCTTAATAGTAATACCACTCTTAATTCCAGAGCAGTGTGCCTCTACCTTATCTACATCTATAAGCTCTACAAAAGGTAAAGTCTGAAAAACAGAGTTAAACTTCATCAGCTTATTCTCTGAATCTTGTCTTCTAAGGTACAGCGCTGTGTACTTGAGTATCAGGCTATAGAGGTATCTATCGGTAATAAAAGCATCTTGCCTTACCGATTTGATTTGATTTCTTACCCTTGATACAACTTCACCTATGGTTGTCATGTCAATCTATTTTAAACTCGTCATAGTCTTCTATCTGTTGTTCTGCTTTTTTAAGGAAGTATTCCTTCTTTAATATGCTTCGATATAGACTAGATATTCTTAAGTCCGGGCTCATAACAACATATCGTTGATATGATTCCGGATACTCTTTTGCCACTGTTCTTTTAAACTGTCTAACTGCTTGAAAAGTCCATAACTCTCTATTAGCAAAACGATACTTTTCATAGTAGTTGGTATAAAAGATTTTAGCAATCTTATTATCTGTTTCCCAATTTCTATTCTGTACAGCTACACCGTGTTGTGCACTTGCATGAAAGTTGATGTTAGTCTTCTTTGGTGCTGGGCATGTACCAATAAAAAGATGTCCAAGACTTTCTGGAAGTTGAACACCATCTCTATTTTCTACAACTGCACGCCAAATCAAACCGTTAAACACTTTAATTATTTTAGAGAACGTCTGTGACTCCATATCTGAATGGTGTGGGTACTTAGCTTGAAACTCTTTATGAGTCTTAGCGTTGTCAAACGTCAAAGCTGTAGAACGATATCTTGCAGCTTTTAGGTCAGGTACTTTAAACTCTTTCATTTATGTGGAGTACATTATAATTTACGAAAAAAACACCAGCGATACTAGTCTAAAATGCAGACAAGCTCACATATTAAACCTTTATTAGGATCATGGATATCAATTACACCCGCTCTACGGTTTCCAACATACTTATTATGGTAGTGCCAATAGTCCGTTCTAGATAATGAAGGCAGAATCTTTAGCATGAATCCAGTCTGCTCATCTTCTGTTATGTACTCAATTCTCTTCTTAGTATGAAGGTGTCCTGTATATAGTGTTCTATATACAGTGCAGCCCCAATCATATGAAAACTCAGTAGCATAAACAAGCAAAGAATTCTTTGTATTTACATCACCATGTTCAAATGCAAAGAAGTTTGTACCATAAGTAAAGACTTTTCTTTCTTCATACTCAACGTGCCAAATAATATCGTCATGTTGTACAGCTTTTGAAAGGGCATGAGCTAAATGATATGAGCTTAGTCTATCATGATTGCCTGGTATATATACAATGTGCAGTGTATCACAAAACTCTTTAATATATCCAATAGACCAAAGCAATGCATCGAAAGCTTGCTTATAAGCTTCTGTAGCTTTCATATTGTTGTCTACTGGCGTTCCACTTGTAGTAGTACCAGTAAACGTATCCATATTTAAAAGATCACCACCAACGACATAATAAACTTGAGAAAGATTTGCAACACTGCTAGCTCTTTCTATAAGATCTATAACCGCATTTTGAAAGTCTTCTGAAATTTCTTCATTACCTTCTTTACCGAAATGGATATCCTGTAGTGATAACACAGCAGCTGCACTCTCCAAAGCTTTGTTATTTCTGGTAGCAGACTCAAAACCTTTGTAGGGTTTTGGAGACCAAGTCTTAAGAAAGTTAATAATAGTTTCACTATCTGTAGCTTTAATTCTTGTTACTAATGCTGATACTACCCACTTGTCAGACTTTTGCTTGTTCCAGTATTGAGACAACTTCCACTTAGTTGTATCAATTTTAAGAGCCGCTATAATCTCATCTGGAGACTGCGGCTCATAACTTAATGTTGTTTCTAATCTTGCTTCTCCTTTATCTAAATTATAAGAAGCTTCTATTTTAGAATCATCCGATTTAGATAGATTCTTATATGCTGCATAAACAGCGTCCTCATCATCACCCACAATTTGTTTGATAAGAAGAATGTCTCTCTTAAGATCAACATATTCTTCATATGAAAGTCCTAATCTCTGAGCACTTTCTTCATTAGATCTTTTACCCCTAATAGTAGCTAAAACATCTTTAATTAGTTGTTGCATAACTTACTGATTTACAGTTGTACCAATATAAGGCAATTTGTTTAATGTATTATTAAATCAGAGAAGCCCCGACATTTCTGCCGAGGCTCTCCTTGTCAGCCACGTAAAACCAACAAACCGTGACTTATTTCTTTATGCTGTAGTAGTAAACGCAATGGTTAAAGAACTAAAGCTTGAACTGTTAATTCCCTTTGCTGTTACCTTAACATGATAGTGAGTAGAGGGTGTAAGATTAATGAACTTATATTTTGTAGCTGTATTTGCTACAGTAACATTCGTCCATGTACCTAGAGCGCCAACTCTAATACTTACTTCATATCCTGTTACGTTAGATACTGCATCCCATTCAATCTCTGCTTCCGTATCTTTTATAGAGAACGTCTCTACATTATAGGGAGCATGAATTCCATTAGAACCACTAAGAGCAGCGGCATCAAGGTGTAAAAGAATAAGTTTCTTTAAAGTAACCTCAACACGCTCATTGTGCTCAAGTGGAAAATCCACAAGATCATCACCATTGTAAAGAACACACTCTGAAGCTATATAATCTTCACAGCGTTCACCACCAGGACATGCACTCGTCCCCAGCTGATAACTAGCTGGGAGCGAGACATGTGAATCATTACATCCGCAATTATGACAAGACATCTTTATTTATAGTTGTTAGATTAAACTTCACAAGAATTACAATCATTAACCTGGTGAGAAATCAACACCGCATTCGGGAAGGTACCTACATCAGTAATTGTGTAGCAATATCCTTGATATCCGGCACCAGTAAGAGCAACAACATCATTCAATCCGATTGTAGGATCAGTTGTTCTTACAGCATTATTAGGTGGTACAGGAGCATTTACAGAATCACAAGGACTTACTTGCCAGTAGTACTCTGTTGCAGAATCTGTAGTAATGTTTGCAGGAGTACAAACTTGAGGAGTGGCTCCAGGAACAAGAACTGTAATTCTAACCTGATAAGCAACACCCGGACTCAAAGCAGTAAACGTTCCTGTTTGAACACCGTTGGGTTCATTAATAACGTACATTGTTCCTACAACACTACTGTTTTGCAACAGATCAACTTGGTAACTTACATTAATTCCAAGAACATGCGTAAAGTCCCAAGTAATTGTAGTTTGAGTTCCATCTAAAGTGAGAGTAGGACAAGTAACTGTACCTGTAAGAGTATAGTTGTAAGCGTTCTCACAAGTAATAGTACCGTCAGTAAAGCAAGTTTGAATGTTTACAGAAAGTGTAGAACCTTGAGTAAGACTAGTAGTACCAAGAGATAAGGTATAGTTGCTAGAAGTAGAAAGGAGGCTAGCAACGTTGATGTAATCTGTGTGGACTGCACCAAAGGTGTCTGTGATTTGAAGAATCGCACCAAGAGGGTTACAGCTGAAGAAACCAGAAGGAATAACAGAACCAGCAACAGATATAGTAACCGTATCACCGGCACCATTAAGAGAAGGAGCAAAAGCCAAAGTAATATCATTGCAATCTGTTGAGCAGCAGTTATCAATTACATTCTGCAATGCAGCTCTCATATCACAAACAGTTAACCAAAGGTTTGTTACAGAGTCTGCAAGATTTGTTACAGGATTTTTCCATCCGGCAATTCCTGACATTGTTCCAGTACCGGACTGTCTAGGAAGATTGGTAAGGTTAGCGCATTGATAGCCAGTACTTGTTATAATCTCAAATGCTTCACCAGTTGCTTCTTTAAGGTCGCAAAGCTGAGCCTCTACAGCAATAAGAACCTCATCCATATCTGTAGGTACAGCAGGAAGTACACACGTTGGCGTTACTTGAGGAAGAGTTGCAGATCCTAAATTGTTAATCTGAGTTTGAAGACTTGTAATTTGAGTGGTGTGCTGACTAACTGTAGTCTGTAGTGTGGTAATGCTTGTTGCAATTGCACAAATCTTAGCACCCAGAAACTCAGCATAAACGTCAACAGCTACCTCAACGGCTCCTAGTTCTGCAATATGACAGTTAGCTACTGTAACGTTAATAGTAGAAGAACCACCTCCACCACCAGAACCACCCTCAAGAGTTGTACAACGACCATCTAAAGAACAAAGCTCGTCGATAATAGTTTGTGTAAGCTCTTGAAAATCCTGAGGAGTTTGTGATGGTGAAAGATTTAGACAAGACAAATCAAGATTGTTAAGATTTGTCTGATCTAAAAGACTGCAAAGTTCTGTAGCAAGTTTATATACTACATCAGATACAGAATCTCCTGTGCACAGGTCAATGCAAGGAATGTTCGGTCCTTGCCAAATAATGCAGTTGGATGATACTGGTACACATCCGTCTGTGCTTCCGCTTGATGCTACTGGAATCATAGTTTATAATAATGTATTGATCAATACTTAGTAAGGACGGCCACACCCCTACACTATAATATACCAATAATATGTATAAAAAAGAAATACCCCCTAGTTTTTTCTAGAGGGTATTCAGTTAGGTAGAAAGTTCTGCTCTTATTCTGGTCTTACAACCGTCATTTCAGGTGCAGCAACTTCTTCTTGTTTAGGTGCTTCTTCGTACTCTCCTGTCTCAAGATTAATTACGATATCACCGTAAGTTTCTTTAAGACCTTGCATTTCTGCTTGGAGTGCTCCGTTTGCATTCTGCATTGCTGCAAAAAGATCAGAATGAACTTTCTGAATTTCTACCAGCTGGGCAGAAGCTTTAAAAAAGTTTCCTTCTGAATCACGGATGGCCTGTACTAGACCTTGAACTTTCTCAAGTTCCTCTTGTTGGATTTTGTTTTTCTCAGACATAATTTAAAATGTTACGTAACTTGACAAATATAATTACTTGCTTTCAGTTTTTTTACTAGCTGCTGGTTTTTTTGCAGCTGGTTTACGTCCTTTACGTGGTTTGCCAGTAGCAGCCTCAGCAACATGAGTTGCTTGTACTCCTACTTCTTTAACCGCTTCAACAACGTCTTTAGTTTCTTCAACTACTCGTTCAACACGAGCTTCAACTTTTGCTACAGTCTCTTTTACTTCCTCTACTTTAGCAACGATCTTTTCGTCAATAGTGGTTTGACCCAGCAACCAGTTCCAAAACTTCTTTAACATAATCTATAAATTAACAGTCAACAGCGTCTTCGTAACCAGCTTGAGCTTTCAGATGACCGTAAGCTTGTGCAAGAAGATCTGCCTCCTCTGCACCAAGAGCTGCTTCAAAGTTGTAGTAAACACGGTAAATAGGTTCAGCGTGTGCTTCACGAGTTGCAGCAGAAGCATAAGTAGCAACCTCAAAATTCAAGAATGCTTTCTTACTCCATACAACTGTAGTAGTAGGGGGAACGGGGTTACCGTCTTCATCAATTTCTGGTTCACCATAAACCAAGTTCTGAGAATCAACAGACTCATAAGTAAGTCTATTAATCTTGTGATAAGCGTCGGCAAATGTCATACCGAACTTGTCAACTGTAGCTGTTACTGCCATTGTTAAAACGTTTTATTTGTTAGTGTAATTACACTACTAATATACAAAGAAAATTAATTTTCCGCAACTACTTCTGTATCAAGCATCGGAGCGGTCCATTCTTCAGTAGCCAGAATAGCTAGAATCTCTTCGTGATTATACTCAATCAGAGCTTCTGTATAAAAGCTTGGTCTACCGTATACTCCAGCAAGTACAGTTGTAGTTTGCTCTTCTCCGGTTTCTGGATCTGTAAATGTGTGTACTTCATCTTGCTCTACTACGGTAACTTCATACTTAACAAAAGTTTTAGTACCGTCAACAGAGTAACGAAGTGTATCAGGTCCTGATTCTAGTACCTGATTAAAGTTGATGTTTTCTACATCATCGGCTGAAATAATCAACCAGCGTCTGTTAGGAAATCTGCTCATTGTGTTTATTGTTTAATTCTGTAATAAAGTTCAAGTTGTCTAGTAGGTAGTGGACCCAAACATCCTCCATCATTGAGTGTGTCTACCCCATATCTAAGATAGGCACCATCAGGTTGAGCATAAGTTTGATTCCACCCGCTACTACCACACATTGCATGGCCAGCATTTAGTGTAGAATAACAATCACAAGTATCATCATCTAACATAAAAGAAGCAACTCCTTCTGATACTCGATACTGCCAACTATCTTGTTGTACTCCATGAAATGCTCCAGCAATAACAGTTGGGTTAAAGGCGCCACCCTCTGCCCATGCACCCTTTGTACCAGCAGTCATTGAGTCCCAAACTCTTTGTGCAGTAGAAGAAGCATTTGCAAAATCCCATTTATAAATATTACCACTACTGTCTTTTGCAAGAAGTTCTACTTGACTCTTAGTAAGACCTGCCGGTAGTTTTTGAAAACCATAATGGCTACTAGAATCAAAAGTTCCAAAATCATGACCAAAAGCTTCTGTTTCATGACCAGGCCAACCTACTCCAGTATACCACCAAAATCTAATCCATCTACCACCATCTGTAGTATTATCATAATAGTAATCTAATCCTTCAAAACGTTTTCTATAGTTTTTAAAATTTGCTTGAACCTCTGCTGCAGTTAATGATCGGTTGTAAATTTTTACTATCGGTATATCACCATTGGTAACCGCATTATTACCCCCAAATTGTCCAATTAATGGTTGTCCGGAATAATTTAATGCGGTTGCACTACTACGACTAGCTACCTGTATTCCGTTAATGTATAAACGTACTGTTGTTTTGTCGTCAGTAGCTACTATATGGTAAAAGTTATTAAGATTAATAGCAGTTCCATAAACTAAATCATAACCACCCGAACCTCCATCATGATGTCTAATTCCTAAGTAAGAAAAGGGGCCCTTTAAATAAAAAATCCAACCATATAAAGCGCTGTAATTATTTACAATAACACTTCCAATATTTGTACCTGGGTTATGAGCATATAATTTTACTACTGCTTCTACACTATAAATATTAGGATCAACCGGCTGAGTAAACCCGGTCATTGAAATGTAGTCATTAGTACCGTCCCATGTTACTTGTGCAGTTGCATCAAATGATACATTAGCTAAATCAATAGAACTATTTCCTGTTAAGTCTACTAAACCTTGTGTGCTAGAGCGGGTACCGTTTACAAATTGGGTAGCGTGTGATTTTGCTTCAATCTGGAATCTTTGCATAGCAAACAGAGAATTAGTACTTCCTGATATAACAGGACCCCAGTTTACTTGTCGTGTATTACCTGTGTCTGCCGGTGTCGTGAAAGATTGCTGTATAAATACCCACTGTCCAGTTGTAAAACCTTGACTATAAGCTGGACTTGTGGTTCCAGTTCCGTCTGCCTTGTATGTAAAAAAGTAATTTGATATTGATCCAAAACTGCTGCTATAAAACCAGTAACTTAAAGTATAGGTTGTATTAGGTTCTACTGTTCCATTATAATAGATTCTTCTATTGTTTGCTCCAGCTCCTGTTGTAATAACTGCACCTTCTCCTGGAAACTTTAAAGGTATAGGAGAGGTAGAAGAATTATAATACTTAAATCCTGTAGCACCTGTTTCACCACTAAAATACCAGTTTGTACTAACACCATGAGTTTGAGTTCCAGATGTACCTATAAATGTAGGATTAGTAACTATGTTAATCGTAGGCTCACCCTTATAACTATTCCTAGTATCACCGGTATCATATGCAAATACTAATGCATCTGCTCCTGCTATCTTTCCGTATCCGTGTCTTACTGCCATAACTCTTAGATTGAAAATCGTGATTTAATTGCGTTAAAGTTTGATGCTACTTCTGAAGCTGTTAATGCTCGGTTGTATACTTTTGACATATAAACAGTTGTAGATACTGTACTAATATTTTGCATAGCTGCTCTTGCAACTCCTATAGCGTTTCCTGTATTAGGAACAAAAAAGTTAACATCTCCAACAAGTACACCGTTTACATATGTTTTCCAGTTAGTATTTAGATTAACCACTACGATGTGCCTAATTGCACCAGAAACACCTACATATGCAGATTGATTATTGTATGATCCATACTGCCAACCAGATCCACCGACTGGGGCATACAAGTTTATTAAAGCACCACTAGAATTTACATAAGCTTGTATAGTAGTTCCCCCACTAGGAGGAACACCATTTCCAGCTGAAAAAATCTGGTAACTTGCATTACTTGCTTGCATAACAGTTTCATAGGTAAAATTACCAGCATTTAATGCAACAGGTATATTTAACCAATCATCTGTACCATCAAATGTCATTTGTGCATTACTGTCAAATGATACGTTTGTTAAATCAATGGTTGAAGTGCTTTTAAGGTCTATGAGTCCTTGGGTGGCTGATCTAGAAGTTCTAGTAAATGGAGTAACATGTCCCTTTTGCTCCATTTGAGGAGACGTAAGAAAAACTTTATCCCCAGCAGTATCTAAGTAACAACTAATATATGCGGCAGTTACGTTAGTACTTTGTGTAGTAGCAGTTCCTGATATTCTTATCCATTGATCTCTAGGCCAAGTACCCCAACTTGTAGATCCATTATATCGAAGAGTAACTGCTCCATAATTAGCAGGTTGGGGTCTAAAATATGGAGCCGATCCAGCCATACCTAAACTATTGCTAGAAGGTATCCAAATATATACAGAGTACGTATATTCTGTACTTGTCGTTACTTGATTAGAAAGACCTATTCCTAAGTGAGAGTTACCATTTGTAAGTTTATACATAGACATTACAGGAAGATCTGAAAATAATCTAGGTACGGTGGTATCGTTATTACTCCAGCTAGCGGTTCCACTATTATTCCAGTAGGTATAATATTCATTTATTACCGCTGTGTTGGTAGTAGGCTCTCCTCTATAAGAGTTACTTACATCTCCTAAATCATAGCCAAAGACTAGATTCTCTTCACCGAATGTGTTTGGTCCTACTGAACTTGGCATAACAATATATTTTTATAAACCGAATCTTGATTTCTGTGCTTGGTAATTTTGCAACACTTCATCAGCTGAAAGAACTCTATTATACATCATACCATTAGCAAAGTCCCCATTAAAAGGTCTCCAAGTTCCTCCTGGTCCTTGCTCTATAGTTGGTGCATAACCTAATGCACTAACAAAAGCAAGGTTTGTATCTCCGCTCGTATTAATCGTACCATTGCCATATATAATAGTATTTACAATTCTTGCCACACTTTCTTTTAAAACACCATTGGCATAAAGTTTTACACTGCTGTCTACCGTAACTGTAATATTATTCCACTGACCAAAAGGATTTACAATGTGAACTGAGGTGCCCTGAAAAGAATAAGACGTAGTAGTTGAATATGAAAAAGTTGCGCTAACAACACAATTACTTCCACTTTTTGCCATGTGAATAAAAAATCCACCTGAAGTATTGTAGTTACCTCTAGATATTAAAGAGCAAGTATTACCATTACTGTAAGTATCATTTGCTCTAAACCATATAGAAAATGTAGCTACTGCAGGGCTAAGTATTTCGGACGTTACAGAATTATTTATACTAATCCAATCATTAGTACCGTCCAGACTAATAATATTTCCTGAAGGTGCACCATTAACAACACTTGCTGTTGATCCAATAAGAGCTGTATTATTAAGAGTAGTGCCTGATCCTGGATATGAGTTTACATCTCCAGCATCCAATGCCAGTACCAGGCCTGATGTTACTATTCTAGGATTGTGATGTAGTGCCATTATCTATTTTCTAAAGCTTCAATTCTTGCCGTTAACTGCTCAATAAGAGACTGTTGCTCTTTAATTGCTTGCACTAAGATAGGTACAACTTTTTCATATTTTACAGTTTTATATCCATCACTTCTAGTATGCACAGCTGTTGGAACAATCTCCTCAAGCTGTTGTGCAATAAAACCAATATCGTGACCTTCTCTTTCTGAAACGTTCTCTACTGGTTTCCAGTCAAACTCTACAGGATTAATTTGCTGAACGATAG